AGCGCATCAACCGTTTCTGGCAGTCCATTGTTCGCATGGCTCAGATTCAGCGTCACGGAGCCAAAATTGACCGCCTTGTGCTTGTTTTAGGGGGCGATTTGATGACGGGCTACATCCATGAGGAACTGATGGAGAACAATGCTCTATCGCCTACGCAAACGGTTCTGTGGCTTCAAGATCAAATTGCCAGCGGTGTTGAGCTTTTGTCGAAGCACTTTGGGGAAATAGTAATTCCCTGTGTCTATGGAAATCATGGTCGCAACACTCGCAAACCACGACATGCCACAGGTGCAGCCAATTCCTACGAGTGGATGCTGTATAAGACGATGGCGAAGCACATGGGCAGCAAGGCCGAATGGCACGTTTCCGATGGCTACCACCTTCTTCTCGACCTCTATGGCAAGACCCTGCGCATTCATCACGGCGACGGATTGCAGTATCAAGGCGGCATTGGTGGTTTGACCATCCCAGTTGAGAAAGCTATTGCGTCTTGGAACAAGGGTGTCCCGGCAGACCTCGACATCTTTGGTCACTGGCACCAGAGTCAGCAGAACCCGAAGTGGATTTGCAACGGGAGTTTGATTGGATACAACGCCTACTCCGTTGTCATTAAAGCACCATACGAACCACCTTCCCAAACGGGATTCATTTTCGACAAACGCTACGGAAGGACCGTCACCTTCCCGATCTTTGTTGGATAAGCCACGCAAAAACAGACAATAAACCACGCAAAACACACTATGAATTGGCAAAAAGCAGTCGATAAAATCAACGTCCAGAAGTTCAGCATCCCGGCAGGTTGGGACACCAAAGACAAGATCGCAGCCGAGCTTCAATGCTCTCCAGAGCGGGTTCACGACCTGCTCAAAGGCGGTCTGGCATCGGGAGCTTTCGAGACTCAGGAGTTTCCAGTTTGGGACATGAAACGCCGCATGACCATTCGCGTTCGATGCTATCGACAAAAGACAGACGATGGTATTTCTCCTGCCAAGGAAGGCGTCTCCACAAAGGGGCAGCCAAAGTCCCTAGAAGAACGCATCTTGGCGGCTATTGAACGCCACAAGGGCAAAAGCAACAGCTACATCGCTCATCGCATCAACGGGGCAAATGCCTCAATGGTTGCCCAGCTACGCAAAAAGTGAAATCAAGCTCCATAACCGTTCTACGTCGCAAGCTCGGGAGACATCGCGCTCTCGGGCTTGCGCACGGTAATGGAAGGATTGAAATAGACGACCGGCTTCGCGGCAAGCCTCATCTCCGCATTTTAATTCATGAATTTCTCCACGAATGGGAATGGGCGTTGCCCGAGGAAGTAGTGGACAAACTCAGCACCGACATGGCCGCATTTCTTTACAAGCACAACACTCGAATGATTGAGGAGGACGTTGAGCCGTAATGATCGTCGAATTTACACCATCCGTTATCGCTGGCCTGCTGTTTACGGCGGTCGCGCTGACGATTTGGGGTTTGATTATCATCAAGAATCCGAATTTATGAACATCACCAAAGACCACTGGCTTGAAGGCGTGAAGCGTGACCGAATTGCGGGAGGATCGCCGATGCCTGTTCGGCGCTTCCTTGTGATCCATTTCACAAGCGGTGCCTCTGCTCAATCCTCCGTCAATTTCTGGAAGACGCCAGCGGCCAAAGGGGCTTCTGCCCACATCGTTATCGACCGCGACGGCTCAATCATCCAGTGTCGTCCCTTTAACGTAGTCTGCGGACATGCTGGCAAATCGAAATGGAAGGGTTTTGACGGCCTCAATTCGTGCTCGATTGGCATTGAACTAGCCAACGCTGGCGACGACGCCAAACTGGCTTCTAGGTGGACTAAACTGCCGCTGGTGAAAGCTCGCCACAAGAACGGCGGTCCTATTACGGAATGGGAAGCATATCCCGAGGCGCAGGTGAAGGCTTGCACGGAACTGGCCAAGGCGCTCGTTGAACGCTACAATCTCGACGATGTGATTGGTCACGATGATATTGCACCTTTACGCAAGAGCGACCCCGGACCCGCATTTCCAATGGGACAGCTTCGTGTGGCGTGCGGATTTCCAGCCGAAATCAAAGCATGACCCAAATCGAGCGCCTAATGCTGGACTTTAATCAGACCGCCCCACCCTGCCGACAGCACAAGGAGCGGCCCAAGATTGGCTACGACGGCACTTGGTTTATTGAGTGCGGTAAAGGCTGCTCCATGCACGATGGCGATAATGCCACGATCACGCCGATTATGGTTCGGTGGGTGGAGGAGATGAGGTAGGGTTAAGAGGTGACTTGCTGACGTGCATGAGCCACCACATCTCTTCGTTGGTCAGCCAACGGCACGCGGACATTTCCACGATACACCGCTCATGCGTTTCAGGGTGACACACCACAAAGCCCGTGATTTTATATCCTTGACGGCTCATAATAGATGCGGTCTTCATTGCGGTTAAATCAGCCGCCTGAGCGCCGCCAAGGACATTCGATAAAACTTGCGTTTCACTCATACCACCACCTTCTTTCCAAGCCTCTTAGGCTCTGCCTTGGTTACTAGATTCGTTTCCATGATGATTCCAGCCTCCGTGCCGTAGAACTTCACGGTGTATTCGCAGGCAATGCGATTGGCGATGTTCTTGCGGATTAACGGCGCTGCGCGATCCGGGTCAAACACGGTTTCGCAGAGGGTTACTAGGGCGTCCTCAATGGGTTCTTCTTCGTAGGTCATATCTTCGGTATAGCCTGACCAAACACTAGCTTCGGCTTTTTGACAACCACTTTCGGCAGTTCGATTTTAGGCTGCTGGATGTTGTGAGGAATGCGGTTCTTTGCCGACCACTTATGGAATGCCGTTGGCTGCATGGCGTCACCCGTGCATAGGCAAGAATTGTTCCACAAGGAACGTCCGGCAGCGTGGCAGGTGGGGCAGAGGTCAGGCATTGCTCTCAGGTATTTCTATCACCTTCACCAAAACCGAGTCCACGGAAAATCCGGGCTTATTCTCCATCGAGGACTTGATGGCTATTCCTCGCATCTCGTCCTCGTTTACGTCTTGGCAATAATGAAGGGAGTGTGATGTGAGCAGGTTATACCCATCCCTCTTTGAAAGTGATACGGATGCCATTGCTATTTTCATGACGCCACCTCCTCCGCAATCTTCGCCCACTTGCCCTTTTTAAGTTGCCAGACTTGAGGATGGAGGAAGGGTGCGTTGTGGATTTGGTGTTGATGAAAGTTTCCGCAGCCACTTTCGAGGCCAACTTGCTCAACGATAGACCAAATAGCGGGCCATCCATCAATGTTGCACCTTTTTCTGCCCTTTGGATTGGCGAAGATGCTACCTTGGGGTCCAAACACAAATCTCACACTTTGAGGAACCACCTCATGCTTCATCCCAATAGCCACAGCGTCGTAGCCATGTTTGGCGCAGAGGTCGAGGAGTTTTGTGAGGGTTTGGTCGGGTGTCATATACTTAACCTTACGTTTATTTATCTTCTCCGTCAACCACCTTATGCGGCGTCCACATCTCGCAGAGGCTATCAACCTCCGTGAGATAGACGAATGGATGCTTGGCCCGCGTCTCTCCGTCTTTTGGAGGGTCGGATGTGATTGGAGCCATGCAGATGTGTCCCTTGCAGACTCCGGCGCGGCCTTTAATGAGGCCTAGGTGGATGCAGGAGTGACAGGCATTCACATCTTTGGAAGCTCAATAGGCCCGTAGCACTCTCCGTTGAACAGCTCTGGAGCAAATGGGTATGCGTAACTATATCCTTCATTTCGGTAATACCAAACCGACCCCTCACCGTAAATGTGGGCGATAGCCACATATTCTCCACAACGCAGCGCATACAGGCCGCTTTTGAACGGGAAGTCGTGCCATTGGGGTTCGGGTTTCATATCTCCAACCTTACGCTTATTCGGAGGGCGAGTCAAGGGCAGTCACACGGGATGCAGGGCTTGCGCCATTGTTTCTTGGGGATTCGGTTTTAGTCTCCCACTTCATTGAGATTCTATCCAACTCTCTAATTTGCCTTTTGCGAAGATTGTTTGGAAACGCTTCCTTGAAGGATTGAACAGTTTCGAGGCATTTGGGTTGGTCCTTACACCACTCATTCCACTTAAAGTAAAACTTGTCCGCATTCCACCTGCCCTCAAACGAGGGAGGGTGAGCCTCAAACAGTTTAGCCACGGTCTTTTGTCTGGCCTTCCCTTTTCCACGGTGGGCGGTTGGACTGTGGAATTTCTCCCTCAAGAGCTTCCTGTATCGCTTGGCCTCCGCATCGAGATCGGAAACTTTTGTCTTTGCGTAGAACGGGAGTGTTTTCTTCAGTTTCATGCGAAACCTGCACATCACCAAATCAATAGCTTTGAACACAAAGACCTTAATGCCCCTCTCTCTGCAAAGCATTTTCTTTCTCACGTCACGCCTTATTTGAGCACTGGGCGATTCCGATAGGCCAGTTGAAAAGTAGTGCTGGTCGCCATTAAACTCAATGGCGATGTTGTGGTCTGGAAAGAAGAAATCTAGCTCCATCCCAAATAGCCAACTAGGTCTATGATTCTCGTAAAACCGAGACGGTGTGAGGGCTAGAATGTAGCGACGGCAGAGACTTTGGCCGTAGGATGTTGGGCTGCTTTGCATAAGTGACTATCAGGTATGGTGGAAAAGGAAAACGGGCACAGTTTCTCCCGGCTATTGCCGAAAGACCTGTGTGATTAAGCATCAGTATAAGGAGCCAATGAGGTTTCCGTAACACATGATTTCTCACACTAGGGCAGTCCACGGTTGATGAGCATATACAGACTGTTGCCCTAACGGTTTCTCCTCGGGGCATTAACCCGAACCATCGTTTTTACGCCGCCTTAACTTGCATTTCAGGGCGACACCGTTGTTTGAAGGCTGAATTGAGCACACTCCGGTATTCCATACGAACGGGAACGTAACCGGACTCTTGTGAAACCCTTTCGGGAATCCCGCTTTGAGGCATCACCCGTCTTGCGACTTGCTCTACAAGCGTGCGCTCAATTCAACCTTCGGAGAGCAGAGTTCAGCGGGCGGGGGTCGCTACTCCCTGCTTTTGTCTATCCGTCGCACCCGGTTTTCGCCATTACGCGGATTCTTGGGACACCTTAGACGGCAGCTATGCTTCTGCTAGGCAGCTAGACGCGACACGCGATATACGTTGGTGTTATCCGCTGAACTCTGCTCTCTACCTCTACCGGCTCCACGTTGCCCGCTCAGGGACGCTACCGATACCTATGTCGCGGGAGGTTGTTCCGCCAACACAAAGAGGCCGACTTGTGCAAGAAGTCGGCCTCAGAGCGGTTTGCTGTGGGCGGATCGCTCCTTGCACGAGCAAACCTATTTGGGAATAGGGCGACATTAACAACTTGCCCTCACCCGCGCAAGTGATATTCTCCGAAATTATGGCCAGCGACACGATTTTCCTTTGCCGAAAGAACGGCAGATTCTTCAAATACGACAACGTTTCGGCGGTGTCCCTTACCGGATCAACCACAGCCTACGCTGGCGTCACGGGCGATAATTCCACGGATGTAGTCACCTTTGCCGGTGCCACGCTGTCAGACGGCCTGCAAATCACCTTTACGCAGCTTTCAGGAGGCTCTAACCTCACTACGAACCGGGTCTATTTCGCCCGAGACAGTTCCGGCGCTACCTGCAAGCTGGCCGAAACCCTTGGGGGAGCTGCGATTGACCTTGGTACAGGCATCACCGCTGGCTACGCGATCATCCAACGGGACGAAATCCGAGTGTGGTCGAGCGAGTTTCGAGATATTTTCACCAACGGAGGCACGTTCTACGCCGATCACGTCAGCGCCGGGGTGACTTACTCCACAAATTCGACGTTTACGGCTGATGTGGCTGTTATTCCGGGGGCATTCGGAACGGGTCAAATCGGGGCTGTTGCCACTACTGCGCAGCCTACCGCCACCGACCTCCGAGCCTCAGTCTCCGACGAAATCAACCATCAGCCCCTCCGGCAGACCTTCCTCGCTCGCACGCACTGGATTTTCACTATTGAGAATGGCACCCCTGCCTCTCTGGCCGCTGAATGGCAGACTGGCGATGTGATTGCTCCGTATCCCCCGAACACCGTCTAATGGCCTCGAATTTCCAGCTACTTCCGACGCCAGACCCGAACGAGTTCATGTTCTCGGTGTCGGTGCCTGACCAAAAGATCAACCCTGAGCTGTTCCTGTCGCCCGAGAAGCCCATTTTGCAGGCCGGGGTGACTCGCTACAAGGAGTTCCTTTGGGCGGTCAACGGCGAGCGCGCCAATGAGAAATGGGGCGATTACATCTATGTTTCGTGCTCCAAAGGTGGCGCTGGCTCCATCTCCTTCCTGTTCGGCAAATCAAAGACCGAGAACTCCAAGGATGGTCTAGGCACCAAGAACAAGCCCTTCAAGGTTTTCCCGGACACGCAGAACTACACTTGGCCTGCGGTTCTACTCGACCTCTACGCCATCGAGACGAATGCCTTCCCGCTGGCTATCAATAACGGCGCATCCATCGTCACCACGCCGCGCATTCTGCCGCGCTACAAGTTCATTCCAGAGGTCAACTACAACTCGACGATCATCGTCCGACAGTTCCTTTCTCCGACGCCGTGGAGCGAAGCTGACCTGACGCATGAGCAGCCGGTGCCTACGGATGTGAATGGCTCCTACATCGGCGTTTCCATGGACTTTGTTCGCTGCCTGCATCCCACCGTTGTCTTTCCCGAGCAGCAATACACAGCGGAAATCATCGTTGGAGTGGGCGTTCAAAACCCTCCTCCGGGGCGCAACCCAAACAAGACGATCATTCCGGCCACCAATTTCATCGACTGGGAGAGCTTCATCCTCCGCGACACGCAGCAGTATGTGAACGGCATGTGGCTACGCGAGCAGGTAGAAATCTTCCCGCCTCCGCAGCCCGAAGAGACGATCCAATGATTACGACCGCAAACGGCACGTATGGCCCCGATGCCAGCCCGTATCAGTCCGCTCCCAAGGAATACGGAGTCGGAGGCTTGATTGCGAACCGCCAGCGTGGGTCTGACCAAGTTACTATTCGACAGCAGGCTAGGCCGGTGGTGAGGATTGATAACTCGTTTGATGCGACGCCTTCGTTGCAGGTGGTGCCGATTCGAGCTGGCACCTACATGACCTTCTCGTTTGGAGGGGCTAGTTATACGGCGCAGGTTAGCAATGTGAGTGAGACGAATCCGGTAGCCCCTCCTTCTACGTCGGCATCTCCATCCACATCGGCTTCAACATCTCCATCCACATCAGCATCGCCATCTGTTTCAATCTCTACATCGGTTTCGATCTCAGCATCAACCTCAGCGTCTATCTCTCCGAGCATTTCTCCGACCGCTTCCATTTCATCATCTGCAAGTTCTTCGGCCTCTATTAGCCCATCGTTGTCGATGAGTGTGTCTCCGTCCATATCTCCAAGTATGTCAGCAAGCCCATCGGCCAGCGCATCACCAAGCCCGTCTCCGGGGCCTTGATATGAAGTTCTTGTTCGTAAATTCAAAAGAGAACTACGCCTCTAAAATCAAGATGGTGATGGATTCGTGTTCATCATCTGGATTGCAGGTAGATTTATGGAGCGATGAAAACAAAGACGGCGTAGTTCATAGGGCTATAACCGATGGGTATTCCGCCCTGATTCACAGGAATGAACACGGGAGGCTGTTTGCAGACGGTAGCTTGCCTTGGATTAAGCTGGCAATTCAGGCTGGAATCCCAGTTCTAAGCACTGATTTTGGATACTTGGATCACTACAAGACCTGCATGTTTGACTTTTATCGCAGGACAGACTTGTCTTCTGGTATTCACGATGAGTGGGCCAGTCTTCCAGACAAAGTGGACTGGCTAAAGGCACCCAAATACATTCGCCAATTCAGATCACATTGTTTGGAAAAAATAGCCACGGCTGATGGATCAAGATACTTTGGCAAGGTTGGCGTATGGATGCAGTGGAACACCAAATTGCTCAGGCCCGAGCTTGGTGTCATGCAGCAGCATGAATGGCTGAATTTGGTTTGCGCGAAAATCAGGCAGATTGGACTTGAGCCAGTGGTCAAGATGGGAATCGTCAATCATTCCGAAATCTACAAACAGACCATTCCGCACGTTGATCCGGGTATTCAGTTGGTGTGCGATAAACCAAAGGTATCTGGAAGTAATGAGAGGGCGTTCTATGACAAAAATGCCAACTGGAATATGCTGGCTGGGTGTCAGTATCACGTCATTATTTGCTCGTCAGTTTCTCATCTAATGGTTCTAACTGGACGCCCCGTAATAGCCACTGGGCAGTCTTGGTTCAACGCTCTTAATGTTTTCCAAGAGCCTGTCGAATGGCATTCACCGCTTGTTAAGCCGGTTGTTGATAAGAGGGCTAGATCAAAGTGGATAAACTGGTGGCTATCAAGACAATCTCAATGGGGCGGAGCAGCAGAGAAACTAATCAACACTTACCATGCAGCCAAAAAACATTTTGACCATACGGCATGAACTCTTGAATAGAGTCATGAACTGCGAGCTTCAATGCCACTCAAAGCAAGAGCTTTGGCACGCATACCTTTCCTATATCAAGCCACTCGACGTTTGCTTGGAGTTTGGCGTAGCTACCGGAAGGTCAATAAATTGCATGGCGGCAATGCGCCCAAGAACCAAGTTTCACGGATTCGACTCTTTTAACGGCCTACCTGAGAACTGGGGTAGGGTCGAAAAGGGCCGCTTTAAGTGCAATCACAAAAAGATCAAGTTTCATCCAAATGTTGAGCTTCACATCGGCCTTTTTGATGACACTCTGCCCACCTTTATTGGTGACGCATCGCTGGATGCGCTCAGAGGGGTCCACATTGATTGTGACTTGGGCAGTTCAACAAGAACGGTCCTTAGCCTTCTCTCGGACAAGATCATCGAGAAAAAACCAATGCTTCTGTTCGATGAGTTCTACAATTACTCAGGATTTGAGGATCATGAGTTCGGGGCATTCTCTGAATGGTTAGAAAAGACCGACTGCCAATATCGGGTCGTTGGAAGAGACGTGCTTCACAAGCAGGTCTTGGTAGAGTTGCTGTAAGGCTACTTAATATGCGCCCACGCTTTTCTCGAAACCACATTAGCAATTGCTTGCTGGCACATGTCAAAATAAGCGGCGATTTTGGATTGCGGCATCCCAACCCGGCTCATCTCTCGAATTTGCCTAACCTTACACTCATCCAGCTTCGATTGTGGCAGTTGATTTCCTTTAGCTGGATTTGATCTTCCTTTTCTTACCCTATCAGCGGTATTCTCGGCATTTGTTCCAAGAACCAAATGATTCGGATTTACGCATGAGCGATTGTCGCATTTATGCAAAACCTGCATTCCGCTGGGAATTTCTCCATTATGAATCACCCACGATAACCTATGGGCACTTGTGTGTTTATCTTTGATTTTCACTTTGCCATATCCGTCAGGAGCCAAGCTGCCGCTCCATAGCCAGCATTTATCTAAACCTTGGTAGTGAACATTCTTTTGATCGGGCAACGGGCCAACATTATTTTTACTCCAAAAGAACCTGATAGCTTCGTGTGTGATTTGTAGGGACATGATTGTTGTTACAACAACTACTTTCTTCAGTCAATGACTTTGTGAAGACCTTCAAGCCAGCCTCGAAGAAGCCCTCCGCCGTATGGGGATTCCTTTCGTTCCTTGAATTAAGCCGCAAACAACTCCGCCAGCCCCATGAACCGTTTCTTTAGCGGATTCGTCTGCTTGCTGCCGTAGTTCCCCGGCTTGTCGATGCTGCTTAGGCCGTGCCGTTCGCGGCAAAGGTCAACGAGGATAAATGCCGAGTCTCCAACGTCAGGCGAGCGTCCAATGCGCTTCTTCATATCCACCTTGGACTCAACCCTGATGCGTGATCCACCATCCTGCGCCTTGGTATCCTTGTATTTGCGAGAGACTAAATCCTCCGCCATTTCCTTCGTGATGTTGCGCAGTTGATCGCAGCGAATGAGTTCTTTGCCCACGCTCCAAATTTCGCTAACTTTTGACGCGAATCGAACGCTGGATTTCTCGCGGTCAGCAGCGGACACTGGCCTATCGGAAGCCTTACCCCCAAAGTCCACGCGAAGGAACCCATTCGACCACTTCGACCAAATGGCATCGGAGAAAGTCTTGCCACCACCCGCACTGCTATCAACTCCGAGATTACTTATAGCAATTCCCTCCCGCTGACAAATCTCTTTCAGCTTCTCTACCATCTGCGTCGTGCGGTCCACGTCCTTGCGCGTCACGTCCTCATCTAGCTCGATGTGCTTCTCAAAACGTAGGCGCTTCTTGCCGTCAACGCACAGGCCAATAGACCCGATGGTGAGCACAGACTTATCCCCGCCCGTCGTGTGCGAGATGTCAAAGCCAGCTACCTTTGTAGGCACGCCTTGCCAGACGCAATCGGCAGGCACGCGAAGGAGTTCACCGGGCGAGTAGATCGTTTCGTCATCGCCATCCAGAAGGAAGGCTCCTAGCACGCCTCGCCAGTATGCGCGGGAGTTCATGCCTAGACGCTCTCGTTTGTCTTTAAGCGCCTCCCTCGTCATCAGGAACGAGTAGATCGTCCGACCGTAAATGATGTTCGGTGAAGTTTCGATGTTCACACGGCGAACGAACGCGCCCTCACCTTCCCACGAATCCCATGCCGGGTCGTATTTCTCCCAGCCTCCGTCCTTCGGCTTGCAGATTTCCCCAAAGTTGTCGAACGGCGTATTGGCGTTTGCCAAGGCGATGAGCTGATAGTTCGGGTTCTGCGTCAAGTTTTCCTCGAAGGCATTGCGGATGGCGACACCAAGCTCCGCAGCCTCATCCATAATCACGATGATCTTACCACCGGGGCCGTGCTTCTGACCTCGAATGGCGCGGCTAGACTCTGCCTCCTTGGACTTCTCGCAGGCGAACAGGCGAATGCCGAACTTGTCGAGAGTCTGGCCCGTTTTCGTGTCCACCGACTTGATGCAGTGGCCGGATGAAATCAGCTTGCCGGGAGGTGGCGCTATCATCCCTGAGAAGAACTTCGTGATACTCCCCCAAATGCGCCCGTCCGCGTCCTTGATGGTCGTGGTGTTCACCAGAATCACGTTCGCAAACGGATTAGCCAGCCACCAGACGAGGGCATAGACCGCGAAGAACTCGGTCTTGCCGCCAGAGCCGCCAGACGTGACGGCGTAGCGTTTGTGCTTGAAAGCGTCCTTAGCGTATTGAATGGCCCACGGATGCCAGATGAACGGCGTAGGCGAATCCTTGTAGTTCCAGATCAACTCCACGGCGTTCATGAAGTGCCGCCATGCGGGTAGTCCTTTCTCGTTCTTTGAACCGTCTCGGTGGCGCTGAGAACCAAACCGAAGCTGCATCAGCAAAAGCTCGACTTGGAGCTGGTTTTTAGCTCCTAGATTTTCTCGAAAGCCCCATACGTTCAGCGGCCCTTTGGAGAACTGGACAACGTTGGATTTTGGAGGCGCTTTGGTCATTCAGGCATCGTATGTGCGAATTAACGTAAGGCAAGACTTGATCTTGAGGTGGGATTGGCGTAAGGTTGAGATATGAGGCTGTCAACACGGCCATTTAATACACTATGAAAGCAACCATAATGACAATTACGCCTGAATGGGCGCAGAAGATTCTCGACGAGAAAAACGTGGGCAACCGCGCGATGAACAAGCATCACGTAGCCGTTTTGGCAAAAGAGATGAAGCGCGGCAAATGGAAGGTCAACGGTGACACCATCTGTTTGAATGAAAGCAGACTTATTGACGGCCAGCATCGTCTAGCTGCTGTGGTTCTTTCCGGCGTGACCATTCAATCATTCGTGATTGATGGATTGTCTTCGGATGTCTTTGACACAAAAGATGTGGGCAAACGCCGTGGAGCAGGCGATACCTTGAGTGTCCGTGGCGAGCAAAATTCTCACCGACTTGCGGCGGCTCTAGTTCAGATCGACAAATACTTTACGGGAAGGTCTGACCTGTCCATCGCTTATTCAAACACGGAGGTCGAGGAGCTTTTGGAGAAGTATTCAGAGGCGCGAAATTCAGTGCAAACATCGTTTAAAACCAAGGGCTTGATACTTCCATCCGTGTTAGATGCCTGCCACTATCTATTCAGTCGCAAAGACCCAGCCCTCGCAGAGGAGTTTGTGGAAAAAGTTTTGAACGGAACCGGTCTGGAAGAGGAAAGTCCTTGGTATGTATTGCGAGAAAGGCTTGTTGCTAACTCGCTGTCAAAAGCAAAGCTGACTAAGCCGTATATGATGGCACTTTGCATCAAGGCTTGGAACATCGCTAGGCGCGGAGGTAAGGCCAAGTTTGTCCGATGGCGCGAAAAAGGCGATGCTGCTGAACAATTTCCAGTTATTCAGTAGTGGACAAACCCTAAAATTCCCGATTGCCCTCTCATTTCTATGGATAAACAAGAAAATCAGGCCCAAAAACTCATGGAGGTAATTCAAAGCGCCTCCGACGACTTGGACAAGTATCACTCCCTAACGGATGGTGAGCATACATGGAATCCGTGGCCTTACTTTCCAGAGCTTAGGGACAGTATGGCAGACGCTATCTGCTCTTTAGATAAGGCTCTCCAAAAGATTCGTCGAACTAGACCAAACCCTGAAAGCGTCAGCATGGGACCAAACTGGGTTGAGCGAATCAGCATTAATGATCCACGCTTGAATTGGGATGTTAAGCCGCCGCTAGTCACCATCAATGGCCTTGAGTATTATTTATTGAGACAGTATGTGGCCAACCCATCGCTTCAGATTATACAAGAAGGCTCAAAAACGCTCACTCCAGTTATGGATATGGGACGCGCCCTAAATCCAGAGATATTAGATTTCATCTTTCAATCAATGAGCTTGGCGGGACGCGGGCTGAACGAAAAGTTTTTTCAGATGACAATCTTTTCAAGCCTAAAAGACACGAACAGTGCAATATCTGATTATATTGAAGATAGAAAACGGGGGGATTTTCGTGGCTTTTGGAGGCGTAAAGAGGGGGCGCAGATCGGAACAATACAAAAAGAAGTGCTTCCAGAAGAAGTTCATTTCCCATACGTAACGAAGTTCCTCCAGACGCCCAAATTCAACCTGATTGATGGCCTCTGGCACCCAGCAGAGGATGGCGAATACGAAGACGTGTTCTGCTGCATGGAAATGGTTCCATTTGCCTGTTCTATTCGGTTTAAATCGTTCTTGCCAGCCTGATTCTAGGCATTAGAATCGAGTCCAAATGAGCACTGGACTCACCGTAGCGGACGCGAGAGCCGCACTTTATGCGCAAGTTGACCCGTCCGACCCTACGACGGGGCAGTTTTTGCCGTATTTGAACCAAGCGTGTGAGCGCATTATCAACTCAGGGAATTGGAAGAACTCTTACGGAAGGGTCGATTTTCAAGCCCCTACCGGCTACATTACCCTTCCTCGCCGTTGGGAGTCCATTATCGGCGTCACCCGAGTCAATTACCCGACTGGCGTTTATCCCCGGATGATCGAGTTCATGACCTCGGGGCCGGGGTATTTTGATGATACTGACATCGACCTCAAGACCATCATCGACCAATCGGACGTATGCACTCAGGAGGTCCAAGAGGAAGCTGGACTTATCCGTCTGACCATCTCGAATCCAGACGATGCTGGCCTGATTTGCCGCATTTACGGCTATGACGCAGGCGGAGACGAGCTTTTTGACAGCGATGGACTGGCTGGAAAGAACCTGACTCTGGCTAATCCGACCGTCACCGGAACGGACGAAATCTTCATCACGCAGATCGTCAAGCCTCGCACCAAGGGCACTGTAACCATTTCCTCGGTGACAAGTGGCACTCCGACTGTCCTTTCGGTTTACGAGCCTAGCGAGACGAATCCAATCTACCGCCGCTACAAGACCGGAACGATGGTTGCCCGCGAGGACGGCAAGCCGTGGCTGCGCTGCATCTGTAAGCGTCGTTTTGTGCCAGCCGTAGCTGAAACTGACCTCATCTGGCCTGACAACATCGGCGCTCTAAAGCACGCCCTGATTGCCGTTCGCCTAGAGGACCAAGGAGCTTACGAGGAGGCTCAGGCCGACCAACGCTGGGCCAAGTGCTACGAAATCCTCAACCAAGGGCTAAAACAAAATCGGGGAGCAATTCGCCCGACGATGCCCTTTCATTTCCCTCAATCCGCAGGCTCAACTCTCCAGACCCATTGATCTATGGCTACACCGTCTCCCATGAACAGTTTTAGCGGCAGCAGCCTCCAGAGGGCGCAGGCTGGTGCTTCTCGTCCATCGCAGCTAGACATGCTGAATAAAGATCGCGATCAAGGTCCGGGCAGCGCGGCATTCAAAACCCGTCAAATCGCAGACCCCGGTTCTTTGGCTATTTCCCAGCGTCCGGCTACAAAGGTGGGGCGCTCCTCAATGGACCCTACTCGACTCGCTGAACAGGCTTTCCGCCGCACTCGCGACCCGATGCAGCGCCTCCAACTTGGGATGATTCGCAGCAACCTCATGGGGCCACAGGAGGATGAGCTAGACACTCTCTCCACTCAGTCCAAAGAAGCAGGAACGCCTCCGCAGGGTGGATACCTCGGTAATACCTCAAGTGCAGGAACGAACGCGGTCACGAACTCGTTTATGGGCAACAAAAATCCAGCCCTCTCAGGTTTCTTCGGAATGGCTAAGGCTCCATTTCGAGTCCTTGGAGGATTATTCAACAATTCCAACCAGAACCGCTAATTATGTCATCTCCAAATCTAGACAGCTCCAACGTTCCAAGCACCAATTCATCAAACATCCTCGACCGATTGCTCGACATGAGCGGACGCAAGCGCGCTTACGCAGAGGCTTCCGCTGCCGTAGCTGGACGCAAACGCGAGCAAGAGGAGCAGGGATTGAGGTCTTATGCTCCGAATGACGTGACCAAAGTGGCTGATGAACTAAGTATGAGCTTACATCGTTCTAATCTACACGATGCGTATGGAGCCTTTTTCCCAAATCTAGGAAAGCATTTACATAAATACTACAGCGAAGATAATCTTTACGATAGAGTTCCATACGAAGAGCGCAAAAAAGAGGAAGAATTGGCGGCTAGGCAAGATTTGCAAAACGCACAGATCACTCGACGCCCAAGCGGCGGAGTCATCGTAAGAACTCCAGAAAAAGCTATTGTCACTAGCAGATATGGCACTGGCGTTGCCCTTCCAAAAGCAACTGGGGAAAAGACAATCGAAGGCATTCCGGCTGCGCAGTGGTATGCTCAAGCTGCCGCGAGCCAAGGTGCGAATAATAAGTTCGCCACAGCACTTCCAACCGGCAAAAAGGACGAGCTGGGCCGTGAAAAGTTCCGTGGTATTGCTTTTGAGGACTCCGATAAGATGAGTCCCGAGAAGCAGAAGGCTCTCATCTATGAGGCCATGAACCGCAAAAAAGCCTGATTTATGCCCGTCACCTTTCTCCGCACTCCTGCTGACTATTTCGGCATCCAAGAAGCGCCCGCACAGCCGCTCTTTCAGCAGACTCGCGCTTTGGCCGACCCTGCGGTGCAAAATCAGCTCAACTTTCAGGACCAGATCACGGCACTACGTCAACAGCGACCACTGGCCCGCACTCAGGCCATCCAGAACGAGTATAACGCCATCTTTGAGAATGCGAATCGCCTACGTCAACAGCAAGAGGCGGCAAAGCAGGCGGAACAAGCTGTTGGTGCTCTTGTTGGCATTGCTGGCGACCAGCCCGACTACCTCGAAAAGAAACGAGCGATTCAGTCTCAATTCCCGATGGCCGCGTTGGATCAACGGGTTCAGTCTCTTTTCAACGACAATGACCGCATTTACACGGCTAGGCAGAGTGTGGAGGCGCGGCGTCAAGAGGAGCGAGAGCGTCAAGCAGCCGAGCTAACCGCTGCTGGTATCAAGGACGTGAACGAGGCTTACCGAATTGTTGACCAAGGATTGCCTGCTGTTGGTGCCGCGAAGTATCAGTTGGGCGGTGGTGGAGAAAATGCACGCCTCAAGATGATTAAGTCCGGCTTGGACATTCTGGCCGAAACGCTCAAGAATACGCCGGAGGAGATTGAGGAATCTGAGGGTAAATACGTTCCAAACCCCGTCCGAAAGACCCTCCTCGACAAGTATTCCCAGTATTCCACCGAGTATCAGAACGGGTTGGACCGTGCGCTGTTCCCGCAGGTTAAGGCTGCTGCTGGTGGCGCTGGTGCCGTCGCCGTCGCCGAAACTCCAGCACCGGCCAGCTTCCGAGATGCGATGAGCAAGAGCCAGACGGACGCCAAAGAGGTATTGAAGGTGGATCAAGCCGAAGTTCTCAGGGATTTGGATGATCCTGCCGCCGATGAAAATACCTTCATGATGGCGATTCAAGACCCAAACACCTCCTTCGAGGTGAAGAAGAAGGCGGCTGAACGCATGCGCCAGATTGCGGACAAGCCGAAGAAAGACCCCTCTTTGAGCCGCAGAGAAGTCGATGATCGTAAATCCCGCCTTATGGAGATGGCGAGCCAAGCTGAGAAGCAGGTTCGGATGTACCCAGAGATTCAGAAATACCGCAAAGCGTGGTCTGACGAAAAGGCTAAGGTGGAGGGCTGGATTCGCGAGTATGCGGACTATATGGGGTATGATCCCGACAACCTGCGTGTTTCTCTGGCGAGGGATGAAGTTATAATCCCTGACCCGGAGAACCTAGTTACCGAGCGAGGCGAGTTCGAGAAGTTCATCAAAAAGAAATACGGCGATGTGCTTTCTAAGCCCGCTGAACGTCTGGAGCCATTCAAGACTCGGGAGTTTGCGAAGGAACTCGGGATGGTTCCATCAGTGTCTTCTATCCTAAAAACCCCGGCCCCTCTCTTGCTACTCTCGCCGAGGTTTGCGGGTAGCAGCAAAACCTACGGAGATGTTTTGGACGCATACCTCGAAGAAATCAAAAAGCCTGTTGCCGCAGAATCGGCACAGGGTAATGTTACTTCGACGCCGAAGTTGGCCGCCAAGAATATCAAAAGAATCACTCCTATATCTAACCCTGCCCCCCAGTAGCCATGCCTCTATACCTAGTAGAACTTGAAGACGGTAGCAAGTATCAGGTAGAGGCGGACACCCAGCCAACTCCAGAAGAGGTTCAGGGTTTTTTCGCGGAGAAGGAAGAAAACAAACCCTTCTTCGACCTTTCCGAGACGCTTGCTGCAACGGGTAAGGCTTTCACCTCCCTTGGAACCACTCTGCCTTCAGCTACTTCTCAGGCGTGGTCAGGCCTAGATAGCCCATGGAAACGCGGAGAAACAAGTCTGCGTCGTCAGGAGGAAATGAAAGCCTTGCAGGAGGAGCTTGCGGCCCAAGAGCAAGAGGCAATCATTTCGGGCGACTCTTCGGTTGTTTCATCTGCCATTCGCGAGGCCACCCCCTCTCTTGGCTTCTCTGCGTCCACACTTGTTCCGAGCCTTATCGCTGGCGCTGGGACAGGCTTGGCTACCCGAAATCCAAGGGCGGCGATGGCTGCTGCTGCCGGGACTTCCTCACTCATGGCCTACCGCATGGCTGGTTCACAGTTCCTTGATGACGCCCGCGACCGCATCAACGCCTACTTTCAGGAGAATTTCCAACGTTTGCCGAATGAGCAGGAGCAGGAAGAGGCTTATCAGGAGCTTCTACCTCTTGCTCGCAAGTTTGGTGCCGCAGAAGCAGCGCCGGAAGCACTTGGAAACTTAGTCCTTGGTGGTGCTGGAAAGTATATCCGTCGAGTGCTTGGTGGAAAAAGTGGTATTACCGAACTTGCCTCAAACGCCCTCAATAAGGTAACTGGCGCTAAGGCTGTGGCGGCTGGCGCTGGCGCTCTTGGCGGTGAAATCCTCACAGAAGGTATTACGGCTGCGGAGCAAGAGCGTCCCATGCAGCAATTCGAGGAGGGCACCATGAAGGGTGTCGCTCCAGAGGATGTTGTCTTACCTGAAAGAACGCTCGCTAACTATGTCGAGGGAATGGAGGAAATGGCACTTCCGACTACGGCGATGACCGGATTGATGGGGCTTGCTGGACTTGGCCCGTCCGCTGTGTCCGCTGGCCTACGTCGCCTTCGTTCTCCTGCCTCACCGGAAGCGCCAAAACCCACCGATCCCGGCATTGTCGCCGCTGAAAATCTCGTTGCCGCCACAGTAGATAATCCAGATGCACAAGACGCCGCAGCCACCGCAGCAGACATCATCGCTCAGAACGAAGCCTTCGTTGATAGCATGCCGCCGCCACCATCTAAGCCAGCAGTTCAGCCTGTCGAAGAGGTTGAAGAGGCTGGGGCGGAAGTAGCGCCCGAAATGTCAGTGCTGGAAGAAATTCCGGTCGAGGAAACACCTTCGCTGCCTGAGACGGGCCCACCCGTCGTGGATCAAGAAGCCCCCGCCGTGACGACGGTTCAGGCAGCACCAATTCAACCCACAGCCCCATTTGCATTTGCGCAACCAATCACCCTATCCGGGACGCCGACGCTCGCTACCGAAGGCATGCCAACGTCGCGATACGTGGGCACTACTTCAATCCCAAGCACAGATGAGCAACCAATACAAATTCAGAGTGGTTTTCCAGTCAAGGTGTCAGCCGAAGGAACGGAGCCGTCCGTATCTGATACTTTTCAACCGTCCGCAATGGACGACTCCAAACCCGAACAAAAAGACTACGATCAAGCTGTCTTAGAGGAGGTCGAAAACATCGTCGGGAATACGCTGTCTTTCAAAGACTGGCGAAAAGAAAACCCGCGCCCGCAGAGAACTGCTGAGTGGAAAGAGTGGCTTGACTCTGCCAAAGAATACTTGTGGAACCGGGTGTTCTGGGAGAAAAGCATACCTACCGACTGGTTATCGGCTGCTGCCGACATCCCTGAGTGGTTGTTCAGGCACGGGTATGTCAAGCAAGGTGATTCGATGGTGATGATTAAAAGCCGGAGGGGGTCTTATACACCTCCTTTGGCATTTGGGTCGGTAACCGAAAATCGTAGAGCTTGGAAGCAAGGAATTTTGGCGGACGAAAGAAATGAGATATTCGCTAAAGCGAGAAGTAGGGTTGACTCTTTCCTATCTAGGGTGGTCAATAAGGCCGCGTGGGAAGATCAAAAGCCAGTTTCCGCACGTCTTGTATCTAAGTTTCAAATCACCCTTCCCGAAGGCTACGTCAAGCAAGGCGACCTCTATGTATTCCAAACGGGGGCAACTGGCGAACCAGTTCAGGCAGCACCTTCTGCTGCACAGGCCGTGAAAGCGACCGCCCCCGGAGCTGTTTCCAAGACTCTATCTGAAGATGAGATTGAAGCATTGCGCGATGTTATCAATCTAAGAAAGCAGCGTGGTCAAAACACATCCGATCTTGAGGCTAAACTGGCCCAAGCATCGCCATCACAAGCGCCTGATTTTATTGAACTTAATCCAGAGACGCCATATCACCCATTCATTTCTGAAAAACCACTTCTTCCAATTAAAGTTGAAGTGTCAGATAGCGGACTGAGAACAGTCAATGCGTCAACTAAAGCTCTTGAAAAAGAGCGGGCATCATTAGTCAAAAAGAAGCAGAAAGCCAAGGGGGCTAACGCAATCGCATTGGATGCGGATATTTACGCAGTTGACAAGGCCCTTGCCGAATTGGGCAGGGTTGGTCGAGAACTGGAGCAATATCTAAGCAAAAAACTTCCCCAAACCACAACGGTAGCCACAAACGAAACCGCCCCTCCCTCGGCTAAGGGAGAGGCGGTAGCCAGTGCTAGTTCTAGCCTCACTGGGGGTCGATCCAGTGAGTTGCCGCCAAGTGAAACACAAGAAACGCAGCCGTCAACTGGGGAAATTCCCGTGGCTGAACGGGATGCCGACTCCATCATCGGCGCTTTGGATGTCATGCGGAATCAGTTCCGCGATCAAGCTAAGGTCAAGCGCACGCTGGACGATGAGGTTGGTCGCCTGCCAAAGGCCAAGCTAAAAGAAGTGGCTGATGCACTTGGCGTCAAGGCTACCAAGGAAGAGGTTGTTGCCAGCATCATGTCTGAGCCTACTCGAACCGAGAAGGTGATGGCTGACATTTACGGCAAGGAGGAAGAAGAGGCAGAGCAGCGCGAATCCTTCAAGGAAGAGCGTAAGCGTGCCCTCGACTCCATCACGGCCAAGGATAAGCCTCTTGATGAGCACCCCGAAGTCACTCGGCAGGACGTGAAGTTCGCACAGCAGATGGTGCAAAAAGAGGTGCCCGCATCTGCTTTGGCTACCGTAACGACTGCGGAAGAGTTCCTTGCGAACGCTGCCCTCACAAAGGCTTTCCCCGACATCGCCGCTGGCCTACGCGCTGGTCGAATTGAAGGCGTTTTCATCTCGTCCGGCCATGTGTTCCTCTTCCCCGAGAACATCATCGCCCGTCAAAGCGACATCAAAGCAGCGGAGGAGCTTGGCATCCCAGTCTCCGTAGCCGCAGCCCGTCGCGTCATTCTCCACGAAAGCCTTGTTCACTTTGGCTTCGCTGGCTTGACTGAGAATGAGCAGAACTGGCTAATCGACTGGGCTAAACGCAACTCCACGGAGACTGACATCGCTGAAGTCCTGCGTAAATACCCGCGTGAGTCCAACGAGGATCAAGCCACTCACATGCTCCGTGCATTCGAGGAGCGTCTGGCTGCGATCATCGAGAAAACTGGCAAATGGCCCACAACATCCGCATGGCAGGAGCTTAAAGCATTCCTTCGCCGTTTGTGGAACCGCATCATGGGCGTGGCAGATACCAAGCCTACCGACAAAGAGCTTCTGAACGTCCTCCGCATGCTTCAATCTGGCAGTGAGCGCATGCTTGAAAAGAGCTTCGCCAAGACCGGGCTGGGCGGGAATGTGAGGCTTGCTGGTGGGCAATTTTTTAGAGGGTCGATTCCTCTCCCGATGGGTTCGCGCATCATGCCTGATGGAGCTGCGCTAATCCCGCCTCAAAGCAACCAATCATTCAGGGCCAGTATTAACGCCTACCACGGCACGCCGCACAAGGTCGATAAGTTCACGACGGCAAAAATCGGCACGGGCGAGGGTGCGCAGGCTTACGGCTGGGGGCTTTACTTTGCGGAGAATCAAAATGTTGCTTCCGGCTATAAAGACAAACTGGCAAGGGTCACGGGCTTCATTTCTCTCAAGAACGGGGATTTGATCGGTGAATGGAATCAGCCGCTTTACGATCAGATTCTTGATCTGCGAAACGATCTCTATTCTGCTGGTGATGGCGCAGAGTTCGACTCGAAATATGAGACGCAATTTGAAGGCAACCTCTACACCGTCGAACTCCTGCCAGACGAAACTGATTTCCTCGATTGGGACAAGCCGCTGAGTGAGCAGAGCGAGAAGGTGAAGGCGGCGCTACGTAAGCTACTGAACGTCCCAGAAGTGACCGTTGACCAGCGCAACGATCCATTGAACGGCAACCCATGGGTTGCCCGTTCGAGCGGTTCAAATGTGGCGATTCATCCAGACAAGGAAACAGCCATTCGTCTTGGAAATGATGAAGCATTGAATCTTTATGCCCGCTCTGGCAGCGAGGCATATCGCGCCATCAATCCAGACAACGAAGCAGCTAGTGATGCGCTTGCAAAAGCTGGCATCCCCGGCATCAAATACCTCGACGCTGGTAGTCGTGGCGCTGGCGACGGCACCCGTAACTTTGTGATCTTCGACGAGAACCTTGTCCGCATCCTCGAAGAAAACGGTAATCCAGTCGAACAACCAAAGCCCTCCTACTCCACCGCCGATGAAGCCCGCCTAGCCGAACTCTACCAAAACCTCACGCCGGAGCTGCCTAATCCAGCCGTCCGCGAGGCTTACGACAAGCTGGCAACGAATCAGACGCAAGTAGCCATTTCCGACCTGCGTAACGAGTCAGGCTTGAGCAAGGAGGACTTTGCTAAGTCACTTCAAACCCTTTTCGACAACGGACAGGCGGTTCTTTCGCCCGCAAGCTCCATTGAGCAGCAGGAGGCCGACGCCGCTGAATATGGCGTGTTCGGACATGGAGGCACGCCAGCGTCGTTTGTGACGGTGATGCCTGAGACAAATCCCCAATATGAAAGCAGAACACCTATTATCCTTAAAGCCGGAGCCTCCACGTCTGTTGGTGGCGTCGGCATGGCGTCAATTTCGCCATCAGACAACTCTGAAAGAGCGCAGGCAATTCGAGAAGGCATTTCAAAAACGAACTGGAATGAGCTTTCGACAGCTCAGAGGGCGCAAGCTCTGGAAGAATTTGGACTTAAATCTATTTCATCGCGTTATTTCTTCGATGCCGCGATACTTCCTGTTCGAGCCACCAACGAAAGAACAGGAGAAAATCGACCTGCTAGTGTATATGTTGCTGAACCTTCTCCTGCAATTACCATCCAATTCGATGCGTCCGGGCTTTCCAATCTCCTATCTGGAGACGCGGTAACTGCATTCACGGCTGTTTATGACATCGCTCAAGAGGAGGTTATTCACACCGCCCAACACCTTAATGCCTATGCCAAGTGGCAAGATTCTGGTGTTATGCTTCCGTTTGAAAACTTTGAGGTGGATTATTACACCTCAATGCTTCTTGAGATGGTTCAGTCGGCATCGAAGGGACTGCCCAATGGAGATGCAAGGGTAGCAAACATCATTGTCTCGGCGTGGAACCTCTATAATCCAAATAGTCCGTCGAATGACATTAATCGGATTGTCGAAAAACTGGTTCAAAGCAATACTGCCCCAGCCTTCACAATGGAGGTTGGTCGTCAATTGATTCAATTCAAGCGTCAGGATTTCACCACCGAAACTGGTTGGATGCGCTTCGTTGAGGCGATGAAGAAATACCTGAGCGATGCTCTCGAAGCTCTAAAAACATCCCTTGGGTTGGCGCAAAGCGGTAAGGCGGGAGAATTGCTTCAACGTGAAATTCGGGACGTTGAATCAATCTTGGACAGGCTTGAGTCGAATCCCAATTCCATTATCCCTGCGAAGTTCAGTTTGGCGGATACGTCGAGCGATGCCGAATACCTTGCTGCCGTTGAGGCAGGCGACATAACTGCCGCACAGCGGATGGTCGATGAGGCGGCGAAGGCTGCTGGATATAACGTGGGTCCGGTGTTTCACGGAACTACCCGTAAAAAGGTCAAATACATTTCTCCAAGTAAGGCGGTAGAGATTCCCGGCGCAGCTTTCCTTACCGACAATGAAGACATGGCTTCTGAATATACGCTGCCGCGCGAGTATGGAGAAGTCATATACGAAGATGAAGACGGCAATGAAATAGAGCCGGGCATCGTGGTTCGGGCTATGGTGCACCTTAGTAACCCCAAGGTCGTTGACATGAAAGGCGGGGTGGGGGACACAGTCATTATGTCTAAAGCTGTGCGTGAAGCGAAAGCGGCTGGCAACGATGGGGTTATTTTTGAAAACGTGCGCGATGGTATGGCTGACTCGGATAACGAGGGAGCCAGCTACGCGATATTTGAATCCAACCAGATTAAATCCGCCGACCCCGTCACCTACGATGACGCAGGCAACGTGATCCCGCTTTCTCAGCGTTTTCAGCCCAAGTCACCCGACATCCGCTTCTCCCTCAACTCCGCCCAAGAAGAGTTTGAGAACGAGTCGGCTAAGGATGCGTCCAAAAAGGTCAAATCCATCGGTGCTCAAGTGGCCGAACTGCAAGCCAAGGCTGATAAAGCTCCGTGGCAGGGCGTGAAGATGCCCGTGGACATGGTTCTAGCGAATCATCCCGCGATGACAAATGAGGTGCGCGGTGAAATCATGGCGCTGGCTCGCAAAATCATCGCCTCCAAGCTGGCTGCTGGCATCCCCTACGAGGAGCTTGCCACGGATGTCACTAAGCCTTCTTTCATTGGCAAGGTGACGCAGAACAACGAGTTCTTCGCCGAACCGATGCGTCAGGCGCTCATAACCGAAGTTGGCCTTGTGATGCACACCGAGGCTCAACGTCTCGCCGCAGATGGCAAGCCTCTTGAAGCCGACATCCTGCTATCAAACTATCAGTCGGTGACGCAGGCAGCGGCTAACAAGGGCAGCGTTGGCTCCAATATCCTGCGCATGCAGCAGGGCATCATCAACGATGAACGCTATGGCCCCCTTCACATCTCCAACAACATCCGCGCTCTTCAAGCCGAGGAACGCCGCAAAACGGTGGGAACGAATGCTCCCGGCCTCGCTGATGAAGTGAAGGCTGTCGATGCTGCGAAGGATCAAGCCAAAAAGGCGGTCGAGGATGCCGTCGAGGACATTCAGGAGCGTTCGGACGAGGAGTTTGCGATGGAGGCTATGGATGCGGAGGAAAAGAGCCTTTGGATTTCAGCAAAGAAACTCATTTCTAGTATCGGCGAAAAGGTCCGCGAGCTTCTGAATCGTGGCGATAAGGGATACAAGGCGTCATCCGCTGCCGCTCCATCCAAATTCGCCGGAGTTTCCAATGAAACTTTGAAGGAGGCCATCAAAAAAGATCGCGCTGAACTGAAGGCGGTCCTCAAAAAGCTCCTTGGAGTCGAAGAAGCCGCGCCATCCAAAGGCACCCGCAAACCCAAGAAAACCCCCGCTCAAATCCTCGCCATCCGCACTGCTCTGTTCAACAGCATGGCGAAAGAAGGCTTGCCCGTGGACCTCGAAACCGCTGTCGCTGGCATTACCCCGGTTCGCAGAACCATGTGGGATACGATGGTCGAGCGGATTGCCAAAGGCGTCACTGGCAAGGTTGAATCCATCGAGAAAACGCCGGATGAAAGTAAGCTCCTCAACGACCTCACCAACCAGCTTACCCGCGTTCTGCGAGATAGCGTTCAGGGAGAAAAGAAAGAGGCTCCAAAGGAAAGCCTTGGCCTGCGTGCCCTTCGCGCCTTTGGATACGTAACCAGCAACGACCAACTCGTTCGCGAGGCATGGGAGGCTGCGCGTGAAAACGCCGTCGAAGTTCTCGCTGACGTTAAGCGTGCTGAACTTGGCCTACCGAAGCTCACTGAACAGCTCGCCGCTCTCGAATCAGACTTGGCTGAATTTACCGCCCGCAAGGAGGGTGGCAATATCGCTCAACAAAAGTCCGCCGACGCCAAAATCGAGGCCACTCAAGAACAGATCAAGGACGTTAAGGCTAAGATTGCCTCCATCGAAAAACAGATCAAGGCTCTGCGCCCTGACTTCGTGAAACGTCGCGACGAATTGATGTCGGAGGTTCCGCGTCAGTTCTTCGCCACATCTCAGGCTCGCTCCATCATTCGCGAGGCTCTTGAGGACAAGTATGATAACACGAAGGAGCTGCTTGATAACGTCGAGGAGGCTCGCCAGCACGTCATCGACCGCTTGAATGAGGCTGTGGACAAAGAAGGTAACGTTGATCCTGCTCGCTGGGACCGCGATTCCTCGTTCATTAAGCGTGCCTTTGACGACATGGTTGCCGACATGCGTGAATCTCTCGCAAAAGCAGAGGCTAAACGCATCGCTGCGGCACGCGAAAAGCTGTTCTCCGCCACCGAGGAAGAACAAATCCGCATCATTCAGCGCAAGCTAAACGACCTGCGACCAGAAGAAGGCGGCATCAAAATTCCTTGGGACAAGCTCGCGCAAATCCGCATCTCGGAGCAAAAGACTTTGGAGTCGCAGATGTTCGAGATGCTGAAGTCCGATCCTGCTTTCGCTGGCCTGCCTGATTCCGACCTCGCAAAGCTGTCCAAGATCATCTCTAGGGTCTGGCAAAAGAAGCGCGAAACGGTCATCGCGAAGGAGTTGGAACGCATCGAGGCCCGTAACGACTGGTCTAAGAAGGCGAAAACAGCAGTCAAGGAGCACCATCCAAAGATCATGCGTCTCATCAACGCAGGTTTGTTCGATGACAACGCGCTCTACGCTCTCATCGCGGAGGAATACGGCTTCAAGGAACTCACTCCAGAACAGCAGGCTCGCGCCATCGCGATTACCGAAAAGTTCATGGACCCGAAGACGCCACGGTATGTGCGCGCTGCTCTGCAAAAGGAGTTCAAGGATATTATGATGGAGGTGCGCGGTCCTACGCTGCTCCAAACCCTCAACGCCGTTTGGTATTCGAGCGTGCTTTCGAGCATGCGAACCATGGCAACCATTGCGCTAAGTGTGTTGAACAATGGATTGACCTTCATTGGAGAGGCTGTTGCGACCGTTATCGCGAATCCAACCAATCCGTCTAAGTGGGTTCCGATCCTTGATTCGATTGATGCCATCGCGAAGAATCTCGGACCTGCTGCTGTGGATATGTGGAAATACTTGAAGACGGGCGATTCTGTCTATCTCGATTCCAACATCCTTAATGATCCATTCTACGCAGACCAAATCAAGAAAGGGGTCGCTCTGGATGGAGTTGATGTCGGCGAACGCATGTATCGCACTGCGAAGAATCCAGTTACTAAGGCGATTGGATGGCACGTCATGGTGATTACACGCCTGCTAAGAGTGCTGGACGGCTTCAATACTCGCTTGGGCAAGGTGTCCTCCATGCCTTTCATGTATCGCCGCCTTACGGACGAATACGACTCGTCTGTTGTGCGGGCTCTGACCGATCCGGCCCACTACCGCGAAAAACTGATTCAAGATGGCGTTGATCCAAACTCGCCCGCGCTGTCTGCTCTCGCGATGCACGCTATGCACGAAGATTGGGACAGCCAAAAAGGGCTACTCTCGAATCTTGAGCAGAACACCAATTACAACGCCGCGTGGAGTGCAATGACGAGCGATCCAAAGGGAGCCGGTGGAGTCCTCTATGGCTCGGTCAAAATGGTCGAGAGGTTCATGGGCACGGTTGCCGACACCTTTGAGAAGGTAATCGACCAGCGCCTTGAGATGATGGGCAAACAGGGTGTTGAAAAAGACCCGCTTGAGGACTTCATCGTTCGCAGGCTGGGCAAACCATCGTCCTACTTCCTCAATTATCTAGCATCAGGACTCCTGCCCGGACTTGGACTTGGATTCGTTCGCGTGGTGGGCAATAGCTTGAATCAGGCCATCAGCCTTATTCCGGGCCTTGGCCTGCTTCGTGTGATGGAAAACCAAGACCCTCGCCAAAAAGTCGCTCACAGGGCGCTCCTGATGCGCAATCAGGCGTTCGGAATGATTGGCCTCATGGTCATGGTGAAAGCCCTAAAGGACATCGAAGACGAGCCAGACGATGAAAAACGCGGCTGGGGCATTGAGGGCAACTGGGAAGGCCTTACTCCGCAGCAGAAAGCCGCTTTGTTCGCATCCGGCGCGCAACCTAACTCGTTCTTTGTTTATCGTAATGGGAAACGTGTAAATATCCGCTATTCGGAATGGCCCCTTGCGTCCATTTTCAGCCTCACTGGCAACCTCTCAGACAACATTAAATACCGCCCCGAAAGCTGGCAGACGGCTAGTGCCGGGTCGAAAGCAGCGAAGGCCGTGTATTACATGTGGTCTAGCGCGTTCACCATGCCTGCCATTTCTCAGGCTATGGAGAACCTTGGCGCTCCCCGAGGCTCTGAAGACCCGTTTGAGGCCGCAGAACGCCGCATTCCGAAGGCTCTGGCCTCGTTTGCCGGTGGCTACATCCCTCGCTCCATTAAGGACTTAGACATGTGGATGCAGTCGGAAACCAACCGCTACAAAGGCTGGGAATCGCTCGCCAAGGAAATCCCATTCGTTCGCCGCGCTGTCGGCACCGAATACCTCGACGTTTTCGGTAAGCAACTCGAAACCGACCGCGCTCCGTGGAGTCGTGTGTTCACCGAAGGGCCGGACGATCCCGCCTATCAGCTACTCGGCAGGCTGTCCGCAAAGGGCGTATGGCTGTCTCCACCTAATCCCAACGGCAAGCTCGTTGGAGAGGGCAGTAAACGCCGGGAAATGACTCCTGACGAGGGCGTGATGTATCAGAAAGAGGTCGGCAAGGGCTACCGCCAACTCGTTCTGCGCTACGGCAATCGCCTGCTCCAGATGCCCGAGGAGCGCGCCAAGAAATTCGCCTCGCAAAAGGCTGAAGAGGTGCGAGAAAAGGTCACGGCCAAAATTGACCGAATAGTCCGATGAAAGCCCTCGTTCGCGCCATAGAAATACCAAAGTTCAACAAGGACCGCATCAAAGGCCTGTTTCCGGGCTACTCACTCATCGGCGATCCGTATGGCTGGTTTTACCCTGTGGAACAAACCAAAGTGGTCGTCGTCAGCTACGGCTGGTCTAGCCTGATTGAGGCCGTGAAAGTGCATCTAAAGGGCAACGGCATCGAGGAGCCGCTGACCTTGGAGCTACAAATGGCCGACTTCATGTGCCAGCATGTGCCCGAGTGGTGCGAGGAAATGAATCCAGAGCGCGAACAGAAGGTGTCGGCATGGAAGATGATGAAGTCGTTCTACAGGGCTGTAGAGGCAACGTGGCATGAGGGCCAAGTCAGCCAAGAGGAGGCGGACAGGCGTGCGGCTATTTGCGCAAAATGCCCGAAGAATGTCGATCAACAGGTCAATTTTTGCATAGGCTGTTACGCCAGAAGCCTTGTGTCGAAAGTGAACGATCTACTTGGTAGCAAGCGGACGGCGCATGATGAGAAGCTGAAGACGTGTTCAGCATGTGGGTGCGACCTAAAGCTCAAGACGTGGATACCAAAATCAGGTGTCGCGGACAAGACTATTGAGTGGCCTGCTCATTGCTGGGTGCGGGATAGTATTTAGCTAGATTCCATTATTAGCCACTTGTGGGCAATAACTTGCCCAACTTGGGAGCATTCATCAAGAATGTGAGGTTCCATCAATCGAGACATGTCAATAATACTGACTCCAGTGGAAGCTCCGCCACGAAAGCACTCGATGGATTGCTCTGTATTTCCGTCTGAATTGAGACGGAATGGGCAGCGAGTTTTTGAATTTTTAAGCTTTTTGGTCAAGTCGCCTTTGTATGTGACAAGAAATGTCATTGCTTCTATTTTCATCGCTCACATGCCTCCCAAGCGTTAGGGTTCCATTTGCCGGTCGTGGGGATGGAGCGGTTGATGAGCCAACCGTCCTCCATTAGTTCATCAAAGGGAAAGTCGCCATGATCCAACTGAACACAGTCTTCATATACGCCAGTTACAGCGTGCCAAGTTGAAGGCTTTCTGGGCGGCACAATAAATATACTTCCCGGCAAAACGTCCTCTGGCCCAAGCGGCACCTTCGGCTTTGGCTCGCGGGTTTTGGTGACGCGGTAGGCGATGATGTCGCCGAAGTTTTCTTCATGCTCCCACCTCATGTGGGAGGGCGGGAACTTACAACGGTGGCCTAAAGATGCCTCTTCATGATCCATCTTGCGATATTTATTTTCCCACTCCTCCACCTCCTCGTCCTTCAACGGGCACTCTCCGCCGTGCCACTCGATCCACGGGATTTCGTCGGGTTTCTGAGCTTCAAGCTCGTCGGCGAAGGAGCGAATCTGTTTTGCGATGGCGTGGATGTTCATATCGACTTCAACCTTACGTTAATTGGTGAAGGGTGTCAAGACTCTTCCGTATCGCGAATCACTTCAAACCGGAAGTGATGCCCTCGTAGCTCCATCATGACATGGCGGTATCGCTCTCCGTCTCGCAGCTTCTTGAAGAATACCTTTCTCACATTTGAGGGTTTATCATCCTCCTCGGAGTCACGCTTCCACGCTGGCTTCTTGCTGGTGTCTTTGACCTTCTGAATCTGAAGGAGGTTGTCTGCATCCTGCTCAATCGACATCGACTCACGAACCTCGCCTTCCTTATTCTGTTGGGATGGCATGATGATATGGCACCCCGTAGTTTTAGCGCATTGTTTGGCCGTGGCCGTGATATGAGCCACCTCCCGCTCCCGGTTCTTTTTGTCCGTCATGGAGGTTTTGCAGAGCTGGATGTAGTCGATCATGGCTACCAGCATTTTCCCGGCTGGCACCTTTTTGGACCTGCGGGTGATGTCCCGGCAGATTTGCTCAATGGACTTCCCGGCCACGTCGATGATGTCGAAGGGCCATTCCACGACCTTTCGGGAAGTAGAAACCAGAGCACCCTGTTCTCCTCTCGTCATCAGGCCCATTTTGAGGTTTTTGGCGTCCACCTTGGCCTGAGAGCAGAGAATGCGCCTAGCTTCGGCCTTGGGCATCATTTCGTAGGTATAATCGACGCAAGGATGGCCTTCCTTGGCGGCTTCCTCAAGAATCTGGCGGCACAGCGAGGATTTACCGTCGGAGGACTCAGCAGCCACGACGGTTAGACATCCGCGCTCTAAACCGCCCATGATATCGTCAATTTGGTCGATACCAGTCGGAACGCCTGAGTATTTCCGGCCAGAGGAGGCCTGATTCTCGCTGTCCTCAAGCACCTGCATGACCAGTTCCCGAATGGGGGTAAATGGTAGCTCGGCACTCTCTTCCGCGTATGAGGCGTCTTTTGCGTCCTGTAGGCGTTTAAACGCGTCGTCGAACACAACCGTCACTTCATCCTCAATCTGCTCTGAACCGTGCTCAAAAGCCTGTGTAATGGTCAAAGCGGAGGCGTGGATGATTTGCCGTAGCGCAAACTTCTCCATGACGATCTTCCGGTAGAAGGGGAAATGGGCCGAAATCGGAGTAAATCCCCAAAGATCGCTAATTGCTACAGCTCCGCCTACTTTGTCGAGGAGGTTTTGCTCACGGAGGGTGTGAGTGAGCGTCACAGGGTCAAATGGCTTACCCTTGGCCGCTAGGGCGTGGATGGCCTCGTAAACCGTCCTTGTGGCGTCGTGATAGATGGTCACGGGTGCCGGACACTCATTCAGCAGCTCGGGGCGTTGGAGCAGGCAGGAAATGATGCCCTTTTCAGCCTCGTCTGAAAAGGGGAGGGCGCGATTGATGGAGGCGAGTAGTTCTTCGGTGGAGAGTGTCATTTAATTACGGCTTCCTTGATAATTGTGTTCCACTTGGCTGCTAGATGCCAGATTTCCGAGACTTTGATGTCTTTGGGGCAGAATTTATCCTCGTTTTCTCGATACCAGCACCACTTTACGATTTCCATAAGCTCTCCAACGGGCTTGTCGGTGTGGGTGAGTAGCTTTTTGAGCATGGCTCCGTCCTGAGCTTTTACGAAGTATCGCTCCCCAACTCGCTCAAAGTGGGCTTCACAGAAAGCGTCGATGAATTGACTGTGGCGTGGATCGGTTGGCTTAGGCGGTCTGCCACGTCGTTTGGGTGTTTCAGCCAAAATGGCCTCCTTCTCGACTGGCTTGGGAAAGGTAAACAGTTCCCCAAGATCGGTGCCCGAATTTTTTAATTCGGGAATATCTGTAGTACTCTCTGTATATATAGGAGTTTGGGGTAAAGCAGCAATCTTGTTTGCTGGTTCGCCGCATTCTAGTATGTGGTTTTCCCGCATACTGAGGGCATTTAATTTCGCCACGACCTCCATCTTGGACCGTAGTTCGCCAACATTCAGGCGATAGTAGAGCTTGGCTGGAACCCCCTCTAACTTCTCTTGGAGCACTCCCTTTTCTCTTAACTGCCTGCGAGCCGACTCTTGCTCGTAGCGAGTTAAGGTCGTTTCCTGCTCCCACTCCTTTTGAGTTTTGTAAAACCACCTAGCCGGGTCGCTGGTTCGACTACTCCAGTAGTAGGCCTGACTAAGGAATATGCCAGCGGTAGCAGACCCGCCAATCTTGGCAAAGATGGGATGAAATTGAACCCACCGGCTCAGAAGTTCTCCAATTAGTTCGTCACTCATAGCTTGCTTGTTTTGAGCCATTTTGTTAGACGTTCAATCAGTCCAGCAACCTGCTCCCTGTTGACATGTATTCTGGTGTGTAGGGAAACATCATCTGGAATGGGGTAATCAATCCAGCCGTTTTGTTGAGATGTCTCAAGGCCAAGTTTGGTGGCATGTTTTGCCAAAATCATTGGCTTTGCGTCATCAACGCCTATCCAAAGTGCCGAACCACCAACTGCATTATTGCAGTCTTCCAAACAAATTGAGCTTTGTTGAATCGAGCACTCTTGTTGATTGAAGTCCTTAAACCGGACCACCTCAAATCCGCGATGCGTATGTTCTTTTTTTCCTAGTTTTTTCATGTCTCTAAAAGGCCATCCCCGCGCCGACTAGAAGCGGAAGCCCGGAAGATACGGGATTTCTAGCGGAACGGGGATGATGTAATTTTAGGGGCATTTTCTCTTCACCGCTTCCACACGGCTTTCCCTCCCTATACCACAGCGCAAAACGCTGTCAAACCGATGACTAAAACCTCCTATTCGGAGGCTGGATGATGATCTGAATAAGCAGGCAGAACACAAAGGTCCAAATCATCACGGTAGCGCCATCGAAGTCTTTGGGCTTCTCAGGCTCCGGCTGGCTACCCGGATATTCGTGCCAGAAGGCTAGGGTTTTCATCGGAAAAGAAACGAAAAAATGGCAATGAAGATGGCGACTAGGATTGCGATCCCAACCAGATTTGCGAGCATGAAAGTGCATCCAATGCCAATCATCGCGGCCTTTTCCGTTGGGGTTTCAATGTCTTTGCGTGGTTCGTTCATGGGATGTATGATTTGGGTTTGGGCAGACTCTTCCAAATCCGTCCTCGGTGTAGGTATTTCAGTTTCGTTCATATACTTTATCTCCTTCGTTCGAGAAAACCTCCACCATATCATCCAGTTCGTCAACGGCGGCTTCCCAAATAGCGATGCGGTGGATAGGGTGGTAGCTTGAGATTTGATGGGCTAGCAAGTCGATAAGGATTTTCGTCACCTCATCCTTGTCGGCCTTGGTTACTGACAACGTGGCCGCTAGGCGATTGGCTAGGCTGTGAGCTGGCGAGGCTTTGGTGTTGGGCATGTCATTTGATGGTTCTCCGGCAGTATTCAGCAATTAGGGCAGCATCAACGAGGCCGTCATGAGGCACCTTTGACCGGCTGGTAGCCAGCCAGCTTTCATTCGGCCATATCACCTTGGCGGCTCGCAAGGCTGCTGGTTTAGTGTCTCCCTTAACACATCCGGGCAGCATGACTTTCTGCCACGATTGAGGGGTGATGCGCTCCCATCGCAGGTGTTTCAGCTCACACATGGCGCGTAATGCGTGGAACGAGCCAGCCATAGCCTCTGCCGCACGGTAGGTTTTGGCGTTGGTGGGCTTTTCGATCATCACGACCACTTGGTCTAGCTGATGGCCGACACGCCCGTTTAACCACTGCCAGACGGCGACAACATCAATCTCTCGGGTTGTCTTAGCGCCCTTCTTTGGAGGCACATATTCCTTCACGGGCATCGTAGTCATAGCCACGATACTTTGTCCTGATAGGATACACAGGGCACCCGAGAGCGAATTGTCGATGCCGATGCAGATCATGCTTTCTCTTGTGCGATGATTTGAACAAAGGGCTTACCAATGCCGGTCGAGCGATACTTGAGGTCGGTCACAGCGCCACAGGCATGCGAGCCGAGGAACTGGATTTTGACCTCTACGGGAACGTCGCCTTGCATGGCTTGGATGGCTTCGAGTTGGGTGATTAGTTCGGAGATGGGCATAGTTGTGTAGGTTTAGCGTTCAGATCAATTTCCAGCCCGAACTCAGGCGAGGACTCTCCACGACGGTCAACCGGCAGTTCGGAGAGCATGACCTGTTTAGAGGTCAATGTAAGCTGCTGGCGGGTGATAACCGTGCGCCCGTTGATCTTGTTCAGGTGCAGGCCAAGGGCTTTGCACACGGAGCGGAGGCGAGAGATTGGCGAGGTGTATCCGTTGATTGGAAGAGGCCTGTCATTCTCCCACTTTTGGCAAAGCGGAGGCAGAAGGCCAAGGCTTTCACAAACACCGATGCGGTCAATATCCCGCAGAGCCGTCATGGCCCACTCGCGAGAAGCCCAAGGCATCACCTTGATGCGCTCAAGCTCGGTGATGTTGGCGAGAATCCATGCGATCATGGTAGCCTTTCGGCTTTTGCGGACCTTGCCATTGGCGGCAGCGGCCCATTCGAGCATGGCGGATATGGAGCAGGTCTTTTGGTTGGGTGGTTTCATATTCAAGCGAGTTTACCGTGCATGTGCGGACGGCTGGCGTTGTATTGCATTTTGATGTGAATGGCGCGTCCAAGGTCGATGTCAAAGGCGCGAGCGGAGTCGAAGGCGCGGATCACGATGTCAGCAAACTCTTCCTCTGCGCAGGTGAGCGGAATGTCTTTATCGCAGGGCATGTTGAGCATTCCTTTGCGTGCGGCCTCCCAAAGCTCGGAGATTTCGCCGTGGAGGTTGGCTGTCCATGCAGCCATAAGTTCCACGTCAGACTTGTCCATATCGCCGTCGTGAAAGCCTTTGATAGCAGCGTTCTCGTAGGCGTCGGATGCGATTGTATTGATGGTGTCGATTTGATCGGAGGTCATATAAGCAACTGTAAGCTGAGTTGTGCGCGTTGTCGAGTCGCGCCCCTCGGTTGTTGAATGCTCAATACGGAATCGTTTCGTCGTCATTGGCTTCCTCTTCAGCCCGCTTGATGAAGGAGGGCTTGGCGGCGTCTTTCTCTGCCTTCTTGGCAGCCTTAGAGCCGTAGTCCTTCACGACGTTCTTGGCGGCATAGTCGCCAGATGCAGGATCAATGTCGATCTTGACCTTGCCAGCGCATCCAACGAGGTCTGCGGCCTCAATAGCGCCAGCCTCGTAGGCGTTAATCATGCCGACAGTCTCGAAGAAGTGACGCAGCTTGAATGCCATCGCCTCCATCAGGTAGTCGGTGACAAACTGGAAGCCTTCTCCGTGGAAGACCTTCAGGTTGACTTTAATCATTTCCTTGCCGCTCTTTTTGGAAACGGCATCTTCAGCTTTAACGACCTCGAAGTCGTATTCCCCCTTGGGAAGGAGGTTTTCAAATTCGAGTTCTTCTGGTGTTTTGGGTGTGAAGCGCATGGCTTGTGTTTGGTTTACTTGGTGGGGGTGATTTTGGCGAGGAGGGCGGCGATGGCTTTGGATGCCTGCTCAGTGGTGAGTTCGCTCCAGTCAGAAGCGGAGGCTTTTGTAAGCCACTTTTGCTTCTCTTCCTCGCTCATCTTGAGGAGGTCGGCGAGGCGGACGATTTCAGCCACCTGTTCAGGCGTGGCTAGGGTGATGACCTTGCTCTCGGCGTCGATCACGTCTTTGCCGTAGCGAAGGGCAAACTCGCTGTAATCAAGCTGAAAGCGTTCGCGGTCAGGGAATCCCTGAAGGCGCGATTTGCGGATCAGGCCAACGCGGGATTGGCCCTGCTTGAGCACTTGAATGGACAGGTCCAATTCGTATTGAACTTTGTCCCAACAGTCAAAGGTGGTTCCAACCTGAGTGCGGTTGCCTTGACCGTCCACGCCCCATTCTTCCTTCTCATGGCAGATGAGGACGACATTCATTGGCAGGCGGTGAATCCAGTTCATCAGACGGCGCATGAAGGCCACAGCAGGCTTCTTAGAGGCACCAAAGGCATCTTTATCACCAAGGCGCTCCTGTTCATTAGCAACGAGCGTGTTGAACAGCTTTGTGATGGAGTCCACGACGACGGTTTTGAACCCGTGCTTTTCCGTGGCAAGGGCTTGGAACTGAGAAATGACAGTCTCGCCATCGAGGGAGCCATCTTCCGGCCCCATAATCATGCCGCCAGATTTGGTCAGCTTGTCCATGTAATGAGAGCGTGCGGCACCGCCCTCCGTGTCGATGTAGTAACAGCTAGGAAAGTCCAAGCTGAACCATGTTTTACCGACGCCTGATGCGCCGAAGATGAGGATTTTGGGTTTGGATGGCTCGACTTTATCGGGCGTTTTTGCTTTTAGTTTGCTCATAAGAGTAGATTTCAACATTAACATGCGGCTGCGTGATTTACAACCTCAACCTTACGGAAAAGAACAACCCGCCTGAGTGAACAGACGGGTTGCAAATAGGCGACTCGGGCCTCTCATTCGGCTTTCACCGGAAAGGCTCCCTACACTCATTGAACAGGCAAGAACTAGTTACTTCCTGATTTTAGTGTCGCGGTTTGGTCTTGCGGACCTTTGCGCCGAGTCATTTAGGAAAACAGAATCCAGCGGGCAAGGATTTGAACCCTGCATCACCCCTGCGGGGCTTATGTTGTATTCCACTCTGGAACGTTACTCAGAGCTACTTTACACCATCTTCCATTGAGCCGCTAAGCTCGGAAGGGCTTACACCAGATTTAGCTACCGCTGGATTCTGCTTTCAGTTGTCAAAGATCAAGGTGCCCTCTCCGACATTCCAGACTGGAGGGCCAGCCTTCACTAGGTAACGCTAATACCTCGGTGTGTGTCGGTCACGGAGTAACCTTACGTTTATTCTGGCATGTTATCAAGTGTCCAGTTTGGCTTTTTGATGTCGTGCATGAAATTGTTCAACTTCCGGCCCATCTCATACCCGCGATCAAACTCCTGCGCTTTCTCGTTGAGCAGGCGCACATTCCAGTTGCGGTTGAAGCCGATGAAGGCTGGGACGACGAAGGCCAGAATGAATGTGGCACCCGCAAAGAAGGGAATGAGGAGGGATTCGAGGTCGGTCATAGCTTCGCTTGTTGTTCGAGTTGACTCAGGCATTCAGGATGCACCGCCGCCCATGAGGTGATGATAGCCCGCATGGCACCGTTTTCCACGGCTAGGCGGTCGCGCAAGGGAAAGAGTAATACATGGTAGGCGAGGATGGTGTCGAGGTGTTGGCTGGCTAGGTAGTGCGGCATTAGGAAGGGGGTCGAATATAGATTACTCAGGCCAGTTTCCAGACTCGGCTTTGGACCAGAATGCCTTGGCAATCTCTTCGTTGCCTTGGGCGAGTCGAAGGTATTCAGCTTTCTTTCGAGCGCGAACCTCGGTGTCATAGATGCGTTGGCGAATGGTTCCAAGGTCGTCGCGGCACTCTTCACAGAGTTGGGTGAAGGCCTCGCAAGGCGTATCGTCTTCGTATTCTTTGAGCTTTGTGGCAAAGTTGGTCAGCGGGAAAGCGGACACATATCGCTCCATGACTGAGAACTCGCCGTTGATGATTTTTGCCCGCTTTGCCGGATAGCCTTCCTCCTCAACAAAGAGGGTGTTTTTTAGGGCGTTGCGAGCCTCGTCGGGAGTAACGAAGCAGATGCCGCTGCGCTCAACTCCACCGTATTGTTTTGGCGTGCAAATCTCGTAGAAGGTTTTGCAGTCAGCGGGCAGGTTGAAGCCGGAGCAGCCGATGTTTTCCACGATGTTGTCGAGCGAGAGAGGGGTTTTGATGCCACGGTGAATGGCTTCAATTTTAACCGCGTCTGTCATTTGCTCGCTGGAAAGGGCGAGTTTTTCGGATTCTGTGAGGTCGAAGTAGCGTTTCATATTATTGGTTTGTTTGTCTAGTTTCAGTTAGTGCGAGGCGTTTTACTTTACGTTTACGAGGCTTGAAAGTGCCCGGTAGCTTTAACCGGCGCAGCAGAGAGGAATCGAGGAGGACAACGCGGCCCTTGAACTCGACCCCATGCTCGATGCAGTATCGAGTTGCGGCGTCGATTTGGATGGCGGGGCGGAGGATCATATTTTGCGGACGGTGTTTTCCGGCAGCACGCCCCAAGTCTCGCCAAACGAAAGTCGGACGTAGGGCTTGTTGACAGCGATCACTTGGCCTTCGCCTCGCAGTGGATGACGGATGCGGTCGCCTGCGCGGAGGTTTTGCGGCTCATGTGGTTGGGGTTTGAGTAGGTGTTTCATATCAATCGTCAGGGTATTTAAGGTCGTCTTGAAGAATGTCGGCCAAACGTTCTGCCTCGTTTTGATCTTCGCAGGCTTCGCATAGGTCGCCGTATTCTTGAACGGGTTCTCCGCATTGCTCGCAGGATGGAGGCTGTTTCAAGGCGTCTATTTCCTTGTCGGATGGTTCGCCGTATCGGGTGAATCGCATGAGTAACCTTACGTTAATTCAGCGAGGAGTTCAAGTGTTTTGCGACATGAAATGATGGGTTGCGGCTCATTCCAAGGTGTGCGAAAATGACAAAGCCGCGAGGATCGTTACTCCTGCGCGGCTTTTAACCCAAGTAAGCGTATGCAAGACTCACCTGTGGCTTTGGAAAGCCTAACTCACCGTCGAGACACCATCAAGTCTCGTTTTGCGGAAATGCTGCCAGATAGGCCATTTTGTTGCGACCATTTTCCAGATATGAGGCGGAGGGATCGCGATGAGGCCACTCAAAAGCGGCACATTCAGCCCAATTCGGATTTCCGTTGGAGTTGGATGGTCTTTGACTTGGATCACCCTGATTCTTGGTTCGAGCCAGAAAGGCGAGGCCTGCCATCGCCTAATTTTTACGCTGTGAACAGGAAAAATGGACATGCCCATATTGGCTATTTGCTGACCGTTCCAGTAGGGTGTAGCGCCAAGAGCCACCGTGAGCCTGTTCGCCTGTTTGAAGACGTAGAAAGGGGCTTTGCGAGGCGTCTAGGGGCTGATCCGGCTTACAATGGCCTGATTTGCAAGAATCCGCTGCATTCCGCATGGGAAACAGACTGGGCGGCATCCGGCACCTACGACCTTTTGCGGCTCAATGACTACCTTGATCGTAAGGACAAGTTAAAGGTCGCGGCTCCTAGTTCGATTGGCCGGAACTGTGCGGTTTTCGACGCCATTCGCAAGGTCGGCTACCGCCAGGTTCTCAAATTTAAGAAAGACGGGCGGAGTTTGAATGACTTTGCCACTTACCTTTCGGGCTTGGCGGTGTCTGTAAATGCCGAGTTTCCGTTTCCGTTATGGCAAGTAGAACTGAATGGGATCGTGAAGTCTGTGGCCCGGTGGATTTGGGATGAGTTCACGCTGGCTAGATTTTCTAGGATTCAGTCGAAAAGGGGTAAATTGGCGTGGTCTAAGACGGATACGCTGGCGAAGAGTAAGCCTTGGGAGGCTGAAGGAATCGGCAGAAGGGCTTGGGAAATACGCCGGAAAAAGTCAATATCCTGATACGGACAATGCGAAAAGGTATCAAAAGGAACGCAGCTCCTAATTTTGCGTCTCCTAAACCGGCAGGCCGTGAACGTCGCATTCGACGACGGATAGCAGCGTCGCGCCTCGGTGCCAGCTCGTCCAGCCTTGGCGGATGGCGGCGGCACTTTGGCCGGGGAGCGTGATCGAGTAGGAGCGCGGGCCGATGGTGTAAGTGATGAGGAAACGGGCGAGGGAGCGAGGGCGGGAGAACATGGGGAGAAAGAAGCCGCTCCCCGGTTAAAGGGAGCGGCGAGGGGTGGAGGGTTTTTATTCGGTGTAGCCTGCGGCTAGGAGGGCGGTTTTGGCCTGCTCTAAAACGTCCGGGCGCGTTGCGGCTAGTTCGACACTAGCAACGCGCAAAAGACGCTCCAAAGCCGCCGCCAGTTGTGGAGCGGCGGCGATTAGGCGGGCGTTTGCTTTCGCTTGCACCGAATCAAGGTGACTAGTGCAGGCGTTGGCTATTTCATCCGGCTCTGTGGCGTCTGAGTCGATCCAGAACCCGTCTCCGCGTTCGTCGGGGTCGAGAATCCACGGCCCCGGCGTAATGTTTGGCGCTTTCATGGCTCAAGCCTCCCCCTTTCCATCTTTGCGGCTTGCGCGGAGTTCATCGGCCAGCGCGGCCCGCTCCTCATTGCGCCGGATTTGCTGCCGATGTGCGGCGAGTTCTTGAGCGGAGGCGAAGCGCGAGGGGAGGATTTGAACGCCAAGGCGAGCGGCGAGCGTGTAAAAGTCTGCCGTGCTCATGGAGCCGAGGGGAACGCGAAGCTCGCCCTCCTCATCTTTGCGGACTTCGCAGGCTTGCACCTGCCCGTTGGGGAGGCGGTCAAGGGAGAGGCCAACTATGTGATTTGCGGCGATGTATCCGGGAAGGTTGTCTAGGTTTGCGGGGATCATATATGTTTAGCGGTTTGGTTTAGGTTTGCCCGTGGTTAATCGCGAAGGCAGGGCAGGCCATCGCGAGGCGGTGACGCCATGACGGCGCACCCGCGAAGGATGCGCCGTGTATGGGGTCACTCAGTTAATCCGGTAAACGTAGTATTCGCCAGCCTCGTCCTCATTGCCATCATAGGACGAAAGGAAATGACCGCGCCCATCGGCGGAGATGGCGGATTGCACGAACGAATCGAGGCCGCACGTCTTTTCGACAAGGGCAAGAATTGCATCATTGCAGCTTTCGCACTGCTTTTCCTGCATGGCTTGAATGCCTTCTTCAAGCTCTAGGGGTAGATCGCACTCAGAAAGGATGAAGCTGGCGTTGAATGCCCAAAGAGAGCTTTCGATATACTCACGGGCGGCGTTGTCGGCCTCTTCATCGGTGCCGATGGCGTATTCCTTCGAGCCTAGCGAGTAAACGGTTAAGCTGTAATAGCCGTGGCTTTCCTCGCTGAGTTCGGAGGGGTCGCAATCGAGATATTCGGCGAGGGCGAGAACTTCAGGAGCGTATTCGGTAGATGTGTCTGTTTCGGTTTTCATATTAGCGATTTAGTGAGGGTGAGATTTACAGAATGACGATAACAACCGCAACCGCAACCAGTGCGAGAATGCAGCGGACGGCGTGGCGTTTTTGTTCGCCTAGTGGCGGGCGGTAGCCGGGGTAACTGGGGAGCGTTAGCGTGTGGGCGTGTTTGTATGTTTTGAGTGTGGGCATAGTGGTGTAGTGTTAGGGGTGGAAGGTTAAGCGTGGATCGTGTGGAACGCCTCGCGCATATCGCGGCGGAGGTTGCGAAACTCGCGCTTCATGCGTTCGCAGAGTCCGGGGGATAGCGTGCTGGCGCGGATTTCTGCCAGCAGTTCGCGAGCTTCTTTTCGGGAGTCGCGCAATGCCTCCTTTGCCTCTTCAATTGTCTGCTCTTTGTGGAATCGCTCTGTTTCGATTCGGTCATCCTCGCGAGAGCCTTCGGCGTAGCGTTCCGCGAATCCATCGGCAGCGCGCGCGGCTTCTTCCTGTGATTCGTAGAGGCACGGGGAGCCGTTAGCGTTTACCTCCACGATACAAGGGCCTTGTCCTTCTTTGTCTGTCTGGAATGGATCAGCAATGGCAGCAATGAAACGGCCATGCGGGAGCAGGTAAACAACGCCTCGTGCAGTTTCGCTGTATTCTTCGTGACGGGTGAACCATCCCGTGTGTCGAAGATTCGCGATTTTGTGAGCAAGGCCGATGAAGCGAAAAGGAGTTTCCGGGCATTCGTGCCAGCGTCCAAAGGTGGAGCGGTAGCCGACATTTTCACCGACTTTGAAGTGTTCGCCTCCCCATCGTGAGGAGTAGTCGGCAGTTTTGAAGGGCGAGACGTATTTACCTGCGCGTTTAGCGGTTAGGCGTTTGTGGATATTTGTTTTCATGTGTTAGCGTTTTTCGTGTTTTTCGTTTTCCGTTTCGCCGTCCCTATACCATAGGCGGGAGCGTGAAAGTTTGGCGTCTTCGCGGGCTTTAGCGAGGGCAGCGCGGTTGGCGTTGCAGAGGTCAAAGATGCGGGAGAGGGCGAGTTGTGTGTGGAGTTGTTCTTGTGCGGGAGTCATACGGCACAAAGATGAATCCAGATTCGGAAGGTTTTCTTGCCGGTCTTTTCCGTGCGCTCTGAAAGAGTTACCATTTTACGTGTAGGACCGTAACCCATGCGCGCCCATGTTGTGCCATCGTCTTTCCGGTATCTCCATGTTAACTGCCATTCAGTGCCCCAAAAATCGCAATTAGGACTCCCGCCCTCCGGCTGTCCGAGCTTAGACATTAAGACTCGGGAAAGTTTTCTGGCAGAGCTTTCAGAGAGAGGAAAGGATTTTGGCTCAGTTTTCATGTTTATGGCGTGGTTACGGGACAAAGCAGAGCAGGGAGAAGAGAGCGGCGAGGATCAGCCATGCGGCGAGAGTGCGCAGGGCGAGGTAGAGGGAGGAAGGGAGGGTGGGGCGGTTCATAGTTTGATGAAGTAGATGGATTCACCCCGGAAGTTTTTCGCGGCCTGCCATTCGCCCAGGGGATAGCGTGGCGGTGCATCGCTCGCGCAGTAGTAGCCGCATGAGAACGCGAAAAGCTGCGGGGAGTGGTAGCGGCTAGGCTGATAGCGATGGGCGCGAACATCGGCAATATCGGAACCGAGGTAATCGGCCACTTTTTCGGCTTGTGAGCGGCGTGTCATTTGGGCAGGCATTTTCTAATTTTTGAATCAATCCGAGCCAGAGATTCAAGCAGCTTTGGCAGGCTAGGCGACACGCCTTGAATGTCGGACAAAATGCTGGGAAGTTCTGGCATGTTTCTCATGCGTTGCGAAGCGAAGTCTGCGAGGGTTTGAACCGATTTAGAGAACAGAGCGGCGCATCTCTCAGCGGACTCAATAGAGGCTTGCATTGCTTCTCGGTCACTTAGTTGGATAAATTCGTTTTTCATATTTGAGGGCGGGTTGTGAGGTGGAGCGTTTGAGTTTTCCGCGTGTAGGATGCGCGGCCCCCATGAGGGGTGTGGATTAAAGGTAAATCGCTTCAAGCGCCTTATAGGCCTGATTATCCACCGCCTTGCTCATACCCTGCCAAGCTCCCGCGAGGAAGGAACGGACCTCTTCCTTACTCCAGTCTTGTTCCAGCTCTTCCCGGACTTCTCCGAGGAGGCCGTGAAGTTCTGCGTAGTGCTGCTCGATAGCAGAGAAGGCCTTTTGAAGCCGGTTGATGCAGTTCGGAATGGCGTTAGCCTCTGGAAGCAGCTTGTAGGCTTCATTCAGCTTTTGCTTTTCGACAAGTTGGGAGACGGAATGAGAGAGGGTGGCGTTGCTGAGTGAGTATTTCATATGTGGAGCGCCTTCTTTGGCGTGAGGTAGTGTTGCACATTACTACATTGATGCAAGCGGAAAGTTAGACTTGTTTTCGGGAGGGTTAACCGTAAGGATGGCGATATATGCCCGAAGCAGTTCTAAGCCCTCAAGAGTGGGAAGCAGTGAAAACCGCCAACTTGCGCGGAGTGTCTGACAAAGAGCTTTCCGCTACGTTTGGCGTTCTTGAGACAACTATCCGCCAGCGTCGATTTACTGATCCGATGTGGAAGGCCGCAATGGCTCAGAATAGGGAGCTAATCGCTACACATGAGGCGAGAACTAACGCAAGTCTAACAAAGGGGCCGGAAAGCGAAGAAATCGCGCAGAAAGCCGCTTCTACGATTCAGGAGGCCATCCAAGGGGGGAAGCTCCAGAATGAGCTTCTCCTGCTTCAAATCGCCTCTAAAGGCCTAAAGCAGGCCGATGGCAGAATGCCCGAAGTCAAAAGTTGGGGCGATGTTAAGGCCATTGCCGACATCGTGAGCAAAATCGGCCCTCAAGCACAAGCGGCTGTTCAGGTGAACGTGCTCACTGATGGCCAAGCGCAGTTCTCGGCGTTTGAGTTTCCCAATTTTGAGAGTGAGGCTCTCGATATTGAGACTGAGGAGTGATTTTAGGGCGGAAAGGGGCCGGTTTCTGTATTGATTTGTTCTATTGTTTCGCTCTATTGCTTTTGACCGTGTTTAGTTAGCGAGCAAGGAGGGCTAGAACGTGGAGCTAGGAGGGGAGAGGCGGGCACATGGAAGGGCATGGGGTGCCACGCCACCGGGCGGGTGGAAGTAGGGGTCGAGGGGCCGACACCCGGCAAGGCACAGCGGAGACAGGGCTTATCAAAATTTCTCCCCAAAATTCCAACCCCTACCTACCCCTCCTTATTCTTTATCCTTTTCCCTTGCAATGTTTCTAACACGCTCTACCGTAGCCCATGGAAACAAATCCACCCCTCGAAGCGCCTTCTACTCCCCTTCCTCGCTACCTAGACATCACAGGCCTCGTCTTCGGACGCCTTACAGCCCTTTCCCACGCAGGCACAAGCTCTAACGGTGTCACCCTCTGGCTCTGTCAGTGCTCCTGCGGCAAACGGAAGGTAATCCGCTACTCAGGCCTCTCCCGTGGCTCCTCTACGTCCTGTGGCTGCTACCGGCGTGAAGTCCATGCCAACCGTAATCAGCGTCCAGTAGGCCATCTACGCACGCAAGCCAATCGAATGTGGCGGATTTACATGTCGATGCGGACTCGCTGCTGCAACGAGCGTCACCCTACCTACAAGAACTACGGGGCAAATGGCATCCGGGTCTGTCAGCGATGGCTAGATAGCTTCGACGCCTTCGTGGACGACATGGGAATTGCTCCTGACGGGCATTCCTTGGACCGCATCGACAACTACGGGCCTTACTGCCCTGAAAACTGCCGCTGGGCAGATCGCTACACTCAGGCCTCCAACCGTCGTAACTCGCCTAAATTCCACTGGAAAGGCCAACGGCTGAACATCACGCAGATATGCCGACTGGAGAACGTGGACTACTACCCGGTTTACAACACACTATGGCGCTACAAAACGCTGGAAGAGTGCATCGAGGCTGTCAGGGCTACCGGCAGACCCTTCAAAGAACGAGCACTAGGCACCCCTCCATCTTTCAGCCAAAATTGAAAGTTAAAGGCTATCCAGATAGGGTATATACAACAAACCAGATATATGCTATCGGATACCCTATGCGTTTTCTCAACAGACCTGTTACTCCAGAAATAACTTATCCCTTTCCACTTGCCATCCCGCACTCCTGATGGCAGGTATTGGAGATACAACGCCAATGACCGATATGACCGCGAATGGAAAGCTAAATACACCAACTAACCTGCCATGACACCCGAACCCCTAATAATCGAATCCGAACTGCCGCGCCCATCTCCCGGAGAGTGGTATGTCATTCTGTTCCACGACATGCTGGAGCCATTCTACATCACCAAGGCAACCAACACCCACGTCTGCGTCACTCGAACAGATTGGTGCTCAGATGGCGGCATGTGGCTGACACTCAACGAGCTATTCAACAAACGCCAAGCCTCCTACATCGGCAAAGGCCGCCGCACCCTAGCCTCCTACCTGCCACTCATCGGCAATCTGTTCCCCAAATACACGCAGCCATGACACCCACCCCAGCCAACCCCGAAAACGTGCCCACCGACAAAATCCCCGCAGGATGGAGGCTGCTGTATGAGGAGGAGTATGGCTGCGAGCGCATATTGCCATGTCGAATTTGGAGACTACCCGGAAGCAAAGCTGAATTTAGCCCAATCTTCTCCAACTTTCCCTATCAAAGCAGCTACACCTACATCACCCCCGACCTCCCGGACAACGGCCAGCCGTGGCACGCTCACAATCCCGGCGATCCTGCGCCTGTGGAGACTAATGTGAAGGTAGATATTGTTTGCGAGAGTGGAACTGTAATCGCCACCACATCATGCCCAGATTGGCGAAAACTTAGCTTTGCATCCATCCTCTTCTACCGCCTCCACGACCCAGCAACAATCAAAGTGGAGAATTGGCCCGCATCACCTCCAGAAAAGTCATTCACAGCTCCGCATATCTCCGACCGCGTACTCGACCTCCTCATCGTCGCAGGCCACGTCACCCCAGAACGGGTGGAGCAGGCACGCAAACTCGCACAGATGTAACCCATGGGTCGCTCCTCCAAATCCCTCATCGGCAATCGCTACGGCAAGCTCCTCGTCACCGAGTTCATCGAGCGCAATCAGCACAACAACTCGCGCTGGTTCTGCGTCTGTGACTGCGGTGGCACTACCGAGGCCTACTACCAAAACCTCGTTCAAGGCAAGGTTAGCTCCTGCGGGTGTTTGAAAAGAGGCCGGAAGAAAGCTCCACCTTCTACTTGAAACTTATCTAATTGCGGAGTAGAGTTACCACCTCGATATGACACACCCAAATATGAACACCCCAACACCCGACTACGGCGAGCTGTGGACTATTCAAGAAGGCCATCTTTCCACAAGCCTGTTGGATGGCAAAGGAGCCTACTTTGCCGACATCCATGAGCTTGTTGGTGAGGCCAGTTCTGTTGCATGGGCTAAAGCAGAGCGCATTGTCGCCTGCGTCAACGCCTGCGCTAAAATGGCTGACCCGGCAAAGGAGATTGCTGCAATGCGCGAAGCTCACGATCAAAACCGCAAAGCCTATGCGGAACTGGAAATGTGCGAAAAGAATGCACTGGCAGAGCTTTCGATTTCCAATGATGAGCGGGACCACTACCGGCGCGAAAACGCCACCCTGCGCCAAGCCCTCAGCGGACGCACGGTGTCCTGCGGGCAGTGTAATGACTACGCTGCGGAGAATAAGGCCATGCGCGAGGCGATCCGTGAGGCGCATAATGCTATCAAGGCATCCCCGTATCCAGACCAGCAAGCCCTCGCCAAACTCCAACCCTTCCTCAAATGAACTCAGCCCACGCATCCCTTCTTCAGTTAGTTGATGGCTCCGATTACGCATTGGTTGTCTTTAAAGACCAGTTATGTTGTCGCTGGTATGCGGAAATCTACAAAGACCCGCTTGGCATGGATTTGCTTCATGCTGGCAAAGGCCCATCCTACGAAGCTGCCTGCTACGACCTACTTCAAAAGATCAAGAAATGAACACTATGACCACACCCACACCACCCGCAGGATACAAGCTCGTCAAAGGAGAGGGCATCAAGGACAGCGTGCCGGAAGGGGCGCTCATTTGGTCGTCCTCACAATCCCTTGAGGATGAGCCGGAATGGGTTCCTTCTGGTCGTGTGTGCATGTCGCTATATGCACCGGGGCAATTAACGGCCCACTACGCCATCCCGGAAACCAAGCCTGAGCCAGTTATTCCCGAAATCGGCCCGCAGCCTCCCATCGAAACCGAACCATCCGGCGTCGAGGCCGAGGTCTGCCGAGACATCAGCGAGCGCCAAAGGAAGGGTGTCGCCAAATACGGGACCACCGTGGCCGACAACCCTCTTGAGCTGCGGGAGTGGCTTCAGCACGCCTACGAGGAGACTCTGGACAAGGCGATCTACCTCAAAAGGGCCATCTGGCAGCTATCCAAGGAGAACGGCGATGGTCTGGAAAGGGCTATTGAGCTGCTTCGGGAGGAGAAGAGGAAGAGGGATTCGGCTGGTGCAACAAGTCCCGCATAGGCTATCCCGATAGCATATACACATAGAACAAGAAATATCCTATCGGATAGGCTATCACCATTCCAAACAAATCATTTTACTTCTCTAACAAGTTAGTATAGATACTCGGGTAAGATGAGGCTACCAAAACCAGTAAAGACCGCCAAAAACATCCTGTTGGACACAAACAGGTGGAGAGAAATGGACTTCGGCCAGCTTCCGTCCCGCCATCGCTACTTTTTGATCGTTCTGGAGTGCTTGGCTGACAAAGCTGGGGTTGTCCCTTGGGATTTGGAGCGAATCAATGAGGTTGCTGGCGACGGAGCGGACTTCAACCGAGTTGATGTCCATAAGCTAGGCAGGGACAATGCGGTATGGATGGATGGAGGAGTTTCACTGCTTCTCTCTCAATACATGAAAAGGCAATACAGTCAGTTGAGCAGGGATTGTAGGCCACACATTCAAGTTTGGCAGGCCATCGAAAGACACTGGGGGAAGCCCAAAGAGCCGTCCGAGCCAGAACCATTCATAGCTTGGTTTGAGGAGAGGGGCATTCGACGGCACGCTCCGCCTATCAAGAATGAGGATCAAGGCATAGGCGACGTTCCGGGCTGGAAAAAGCGCATCATCGAGGAGTTGAGTCAACTTGACGAATTGAGCATCCCCAAAAGCATCCCGAAGATTGTCTATGACGCCATGACGGACCTGTTTGAATGGCGTCGAGAGGTAGCCATGAAGTCCATAACTCAATCAGAGGGCCACAAATGGTCTTGGACTAAGCGGCAGGCCAACCAAGACATAGATCAAATCCAGAGAATGCTGAAAACCTACACGCCGGAAGCAATCGAGGAGAACATCAGAAACTCAATCAGAACAAACAGCCTGTATCTCAACAAGCCCAAAGACTTCAAGTGCAACCTATTACCCAACAAGAAAGATGAAACCGAACCCTAAAAAACAAGAAGAGTGGGAAGCCCTTGGCGCGTCCATCACGGCTTCCGTCAAGAAAATGGCGGATGCCGAAAAGACCATCATAGAGGCCGGTTCTGAATTAGCAGAAGCCATGAGGAAGTTCCGTGTCTTTACCGGCATGTCTCAGGCTGATGCGGCCAAAATCATGCGCGTCACCGATGCCTACGTTTCTCAACTTGAGAGTGGGAAGAGGAGGTGGACGCCAAAAAGCGTCGAAAGGCTACTCGACCCAATTTTGCACATGACGCTATAAGGCTATTGACCTCCATCCCCATCCGCACTATCGTTGATTGCAACACAATATGACGCCCAAACCTCTAACCCTTGAAGAATACATGGTTGAGCCACGACACAAGGCCGTTCGGTCAACCCCAATCGAAGGATCGCCTGCTCCATACGAAGCAGGGCAGGCTTTCAAGTCCGATATTCTTTCAGAAGAAGCCCTTAGTGAATATCAGAAGATTTTGTTCTCTAATTGGGGATACCCCGAAAGGCCAACGTTACTTTCCATTCCAGCCAGCCCTGAAATCAACGTTGAGGAAACCCAAGCGCGAATCGACCAGCTTTTGAATGAGTAACATGACCCTCCCCAACATACAATCCCATCACCCGTTCATCCACGCCGAGTTCGTCTGCGCCTCCGAGCTTGAACGCCAAGCCGCAGACCTGCTCAAAAAGGCCAACCAAACGCGCATCAACGCTCTGGAACAGCTTCGGATGCAGCAGGGCTGGTCCAAGACGAAGCTGGCCTCCGTCATTGGCTTCCAGCCTCAGTTCCTCCACCGCATTCTTCAGGGGAAGTATCCCATGAAGGGGAAGTATTTGGAGAGGGTGGATGTGGGGTTGAACGTTCAAGCTGAGCCGGATGCGCAACACCCCTGATAGTAAACAATCAGCGGGCCAATGCGCATCTTGGCTCTAGCGCCTTGTTGGGCGGTTTTGTATCCCTTCCGAAATAGATAATAAATAAACATGACGCGGAAACGTGTCTAAAAAACGACGAAAAATAAACATGAGCGATACACCCAGAACAGACCAAGAATCCTTTTACGCTGACGGCTACTGTGTATCTTCTAACTTCGCCCGCGAGCTTGAGCGCGAGAACGCACGGCTACGGGCAATCTTCCCGAAAATACTTGAAGCCTTGAGGTCTGGCGCGTGCTCACCCGAGTGCAGCGTCGAGTTTATGGAGCAGATTCCCGACGAGGTTAGGCTAGTCATACGCGGTCTTTCCTTGCCCAACACCCAGCTCTCCGACGCGCAGCGTTCGGAGTAGCGCCAGTTTGGCAAACCCCTTGCCTTCCCCTCAAATTACCGTAAGTATCGCCTAAATGGCATACCCTCCCAAAAACCTCAAAGGCCGACGATTCGGCTGTCTGAAAGTCCTTAGCTTCCTCGAACGAAATGAGCATCACAACTCCAAATGGCTATGCCGCTGCGACTGTGGCAACGAAACCGAGGCCTACTATCAGCATCTCACCCGTGGCGAAAAGAAGTCCTGCGGGAAGTGCGGGCGAGTGAAGCGAGGGGTTAAGCCGAAGAAGAAGCCTTGAATTAACCGCAGCCTCGACGAATTTACCTCATGGACTCCCTCATCACCCAACTTCGCGCCCTTCAATTCCTTGCTCACCGGGCGCACAACGTCATCAAAGGGCCGACTTTCTTTGAGGACCATGAGTTCCTTGGCGAGCTTTACCCCGCCTACGAAGCAGCCTACGACAGCGCCGTGGAGCGTGTGATTGGCCTTGGGACCGAGAAGTTGAATCTCTCGAAGATCAACATCGCGGCCTCTCAGATGAGCGACATACTTCCGAACGAGACGAAGCCTGAGCCTTTCCTGCGCGCCATTCTCAAAGGCGAGAAAGACCTGTGCGGGATGATTGACGAGGCGGTTGAAAAGGCTTCGCAAGGCACGCAGAACTTGCTTCAAGGATTCGCGGACCAGAGCGAGGCCCGTCAATACCAGTTAAAGCAGCGTCTTTCCGCTTGAAGTTTACGGGAATAGAAAGCACAATTACTCATGGCAAAGAAATCACCATCACTATCAGTCGGTCGGGGCGAGAAACTCTCCATTGCTCAAGGTGGCGGGTTAAGTGCCAAGGGCCGCGCAAAATATAACGCCGCCACCGGGAGCAATCTCAAAGCGCCAACCAAGGACAAAGACAATCCTCGACACAAAAGTTTCTGCGCCCGCTCTGCATCGTGGGATGGCGAGCGTGGCAAAGCGGCCCGCAAGCGTTGGGGTTGCTAAATGATTTTGACGATGGTCCTATGGACGCTTCGTGCGTGATGATGGACCTAGCGAACGATAAGCCAAGAGAGTCGCACCAAGGGGTTATGTATTTTCCCTCATTGAACGTAGCCGCCAGCCTGCGTGGTATCCTTGGCGCTGGCAACAATTTCCACCTATATGAACCGCACCCTAAAAGCATATATCCGAGAACTGAAAGTTAAAATGAAGGCCCGCGACCGTGAGGTGAGCGACCTCAAGGAAAAAGCCAAGAAAGCGTTTCGCGAGCACAGCAAGAAAATGGAACAAGTCCTCGCTGAAATCGGCAAGGAAGTTCGACGCTGCATTGAGGAGAGTAAGATGAAGGACTACCAGTTCGCTAACGAGATTAGCCTGCCTCAAGCTGCCATTTCCAAACTCACCCAAGGCAAATACATGTTCGGCGAAGACTCGCTTGCTAAACTGGAGGCTTGGGCGGAGAAATAAGGGGTATGAACGAAATGTCCAAATCTCATCCGCTGCGCATTCGTCACGGCGATTACTCCTTTATCAAGGGCAGCGTGCTCGACATCGGTTGCGGCCCTGACGCCATTAAACTCGACCCGCCATCATCCGTTCGAGGATGGGACTTGCCCGATGGTGACGCTCAATATCTTGCATCTATCGACGACAAGACGTTCGACTGCATTGTGAGCGCCCATTGTCTTGAGCACGTCATGGACCCAGCAATCGCCCTCCAAAACTGGAGCCGAGTCTTGAAGGAGGGAGGATATATTTACGCCCTCACCCCGCTCTACTCCGCCTACGAGAAGTTCCGCGACTTTAAGTTCGGCAGTCAGCACGCCGCTCGATTCAACCCGGACCACAAAACGTCGTGGGACATCGTTAGTTGCCCGAGGCCGCTAAACCATGAGCACTACGACTACAAACGCATCGTGGAAATCGGCAAGAAAGCGGGCCTGCACCTTGTAGATTTGCGCATGGAGCTTGATGGTTTTCACTGGGAAAAGTGGAATGATCCAGACTTTGACTCCACCATGCACGGAGGACTAGCGCAACTCTGCATCATTTACCAAAAAATCTAGCCATGACCCTTCCCGTCGTTCTCAACATCGCCCCTCACGAAAAGCGTCAGGCTGAAAAGCTGATTCGCTACATCAAGGAACTGGATGGAACGGAGGTGATTACGATGAAGTTCGATGATCCTCCGGGCATGCGTTATCCAGAGGTGGCAAATTGGGCCTTTCGTCAATGCGCCAAAGCGATGCGCGGGAAGCCGTTCATTTGGATTGAAGCTGATTCCATTCCACTCAAAGCTGGGTGGGCTAAGGCTTTGACCGAAGAATACGAAAAGGTTGGGAAGCCGTATCTCTACGTTAAGACTCTCAATCCTCCGTTCGATAACTTTACCGGCATTGGAGTTCAGGGGCCAGACTCTTACGAGCAATCGCCAGAAGGCTTCAAAGATGGCGGCTTTGACGAGTGGTTGGTCCGCAACTACGGCGAATTGATTGGTCGAACAGACCTCATTCAGCACAGCTACGGTTTCTACGACGGTAAAGGCGATGCTACACTGCATGAGTTCCCGCGTGATTTGAGTTTGATCCGAAGCGATGCGGTTCTGTTTCATAAAGACCAGAAACAAGGCCTAATCGACCATTTGATGCCAAGTTTGAAGGGAGACGACGTGGTAAATGTCTCGACGGTCGGCGACCTTGGGGATGCAGTTCTTTCCCTAGCGACACTCAATCATCGTGGAGGAATGTATGACTACTATCTTCGAGACAATGGTGCCACGAAGGGGATTGTGAATCGCATTCACATCTTGAAGCCACTACTTGAGGCACAACCCTATATCGGCTCTGTCCGCATCTGGAAGCGTGAGGAAATCCAGTGGGCGTCCGAAGGTTTCCGCCCCGGATGGCACGATAGGACATTTACCCTTGCTGGCGCTCACGCATCCCATGCTCTTAGCGTTGGGTTCATCAAGGAGATGCCAGACTTTTCAAAGCCTTGGCTAACCGTTGAGCCTGACAAGAAGTTCTCTGACAGGGTGATTATCAATCGCAGCCCTCGCTACAACAACGATTCGTTCCAGTGGGGCCAAGTCGTGAAGTTCTATGGCGACAGGCTTGTCTTCCTTGGACTTCCAGACGAATACGCCGCGTTCTGCCGAGCTTTTGGAAACGTTCAATACCTTGTCACCGAGAACATGCTTGAGGCCGCAAAAGCCATCGCTGCATCGAAGCTGTTCATCGGGAATCAGAGCGCCTGCATGACAATCGCTGAGGGCTTGAAGCATCCTCGAATCCAAGAGGGAAGTCTGTGGTGCTGTGATTGCGTTTATCCAAGTGCCAACAATGCTCAGTATGTTTTCGATGGCTCAATGACACTACCATCATTCGATGGTGGCGAAGGCCTTGTTGTTGAGTCTCAGTTGATGGGATGGAAAAACTACATCCTCAACGAAGTCCCGAACTGCGGTCGAGGCCGCTACGGCTGGTATTATCAGCACAACGACGTGATGATCTGCGAAGGCGCTTTCGAGTTCGCATGGAAGAAGGTGCGCAAACTCACTCAATGGGCCGATGAGGTCTGCCAGAAAGCCGTCGTGGATTTCACCGTGGCCTTGAATCCTCAATGGTTCGAGCGTAAGGTGAAACTACCTCAGCTTGACGTTGCTCGTAGGGCGTTGAGGAATGCGGGATATACAGAGCATCCGATTCTGTGAAATTCCGTAAGTTTCGCTTGCCAACCTTACAGCCGTGACTACTAAGTCCGGCATAATGATCCTAGCAATCCCCGTATCGCAGTCTGACGTTCATCTGCTCGCCAAAAAAGCAGAACTACTCAAGAAGTTTGGCCCCTATCCTCGCCACATCCTTGCCGTCATTCCTGACGAGCCAGTGAAGCAACCAGCAAACGAGTTTATGGCTGAGTTGAAGCCCCTGTTTCAGGACGCGCATTTCTTGCCTGTTCCTTTGAATCTCACAGGATGGCCCATCGCTCCGAATCGTCACTTCAAGCTGACAGCAGCAAAGATTCACAGTCTTGGCATCAAGGAGGCCTTCTACTTTTTCGAGCTGGACAATGATCCAATGGTCGCTGGCTGGCTAGACCGTATCCACGACGAATATGTGGAGGCCAACAAGCCTTACATGGGCTGCGTCACGCCTACTCGCGGCTTTGAGATGACGCCAGATGGCCCCATTCCTGCCAATGGCGAGGATCACATGGTCGGCACCGGCATCTATCCGCCGCATCTATCGACTTACTCGGTCAAACTGCCTTCGGTGGACAAGATCGCTCCTTGGTCCCGTATGCCGATGGAGCCTTTTGACGTGGCAATGCGCCATGAAATCGTTCCTCACGCGCATCCAACTAAGCTGATTCAGCACAACTGGCGCACAGCCAAGTATCGCAAGGATGGTGATTCGATTGTCTGTGATGACATGGAGGGCATTCAATCCAACGAGTCGCACAAAAAGCCTTGGGATGGCGTTGCTATCGTCATTCACGGCTGCAAGGACGGTTCACTTACCGACCTCCTTCTCAAAAATCTCCCCATTGATTCAGTTAAGGCTGGGACTGCTGCGGCAGGGGCAAGTGCCGCAGACTCATCGACGCCGCGCACCGCCGACGTTCAGCCTAGCGGTGACACTCCTAAAAAGCAGCATCCGACGTTCCTTGGGACGCAGATTGGTCGTCTGGTAGCTGCCAAGTCGCAAAAGGTTGCTGACATCGCGAAGGCCTTGGATGTCACCAATGAGCAGGTCGAGGCTGAGATTGCCAATACCTCGAATGGTTTGGTGCTTTCTGGCAAGGCTAAGTGGGTGAAGAAAATCTAATCCATGAACACCACCGAACCAGCATCCGGCCAACACGTCATCCGCCCATCTGAAATCGGCTGGGTGATGGAGCCTCGAACCGGCAATCCAAGCGAGGGCGTCCTGTCTCTCATTGTCGATAAAGAGGGCAAAGTGACTGGCGATATTGCCCGAACGACTGAGGGCATGCGTGTTATCAAGGCGGCTATTCAGTTCGATGAGAAGTTCATCACCATGCAGGCCTTGTCTGGAATCACAGACGTGGTAAACGAGGCCATCACAAAGCTGACCATGAAGGGCTGCTCGCTGTTCTCGCTGGAAACAGAACTTACGCCGCTACTTCAGCCGAAGCTAATTTTGACTGGCGTGGACTCGAATGGGTTTACGGAAGGAACCGAAAACACTCTTGATTCTCAAGCAAAGGGTGGGACTATCGGCTGATTATGGAACTTCCTACCGCCCTCAATAATTACGCTCCACCCGTCGTTGACACGGAGGGCAAACCACTCGCTCGCCGTATCCAGTCTGTTGATGGCGCTCGTTCCCTTTGGTTCCGCATGCAGCAGGCCGACCTTGCCAGCAATCAGCAGATGGCAAAAGTGCAGGCAATGGTCGATGGTCGTGAGCCTTACGACCCAGCGATGCTCCAAAAGCAGGGCTTGGCCTACATGTCCAACTTCAACCCCGGCGATGCGAAGTCCTTTCTCGACCAGTCTGTTGCGGCGTTCATGGACCTCATTACTGGCTCCGAGGGCCTGATTGATGTCCAGACCAAGTATGGCGACATCTCCGAGCGCCAGAACCTTTCGCAGCGTATTTCCCTACACCTTAGCAGGACAATTCGGTCGTGGCCTGAGTTTTTCTACCGCTACGCCTTCATTCCGCACTACCGGACTCTGCATGGCACTGGAATTGCCTACTTCCCCGATCCGAATAACTGGCAATGGGACGTAACCAGCCTGTCCTACCTGAAAATACCTCGCCAGACTCGCACCTGTGAGGACGCGATTCAGTATGCGGCCATGAAGAAACTGGAGCAGCCGGACCAGTTGATGAAGTATATCCAGTTGGGCGAGTATGCCGAGGATGAGGGATGGAACGTTGACGCCTTGAAACGGGCGATGCAGAATGCCTATCCGCAGATCATCGACCCCTATAACTGGATGGACTGGGAGCAGCGTTGGAAGAACAACGACCTCGTTCTAGGGGAGACTGGCCCTACCATTCCGCTGATTTACATGTGGGTGCGCGAGAACGACGGCACGATTAGCCTGATGATCTTCGCTGAAAGCGCCTTGGCATCCAACGATGGCACCAAAGAGGACTTCCTGT